TTACGGGATTTTTTGAATCTCGTTTTTAAGCCAGCGGAGATCGCGTTGGGTGTAGACACGCTCGGTGAGGTCGCTGATGTGATGGCCGACAATTCGTTTGATGGCATATTCGTCCATCTCGGCTTTTTTAGCCATTGTAACAAAAGTAACACGTCCGTCATGACCCTTATGGTCGGGATTTAGAGACAGCAAAGGGATGACCTCATTTGTAAGCTGCTGTTCAAATAAGGCATAGCTCATTTTTGTGATTTCACCTTTTACAGCATTTAGTTGGCGGAATCCACGCTGACGATTTCTAAAAAATAAATATGGAGATTTCGCTTCGATAGCTTTTTCATAGCGGGATTTTACCAAATTATAAATACGGGGATGAATCGGCACTGTTCGGTTTATCCCCGCTTTTGTTTTTTGTCCACCTGTAAATGCGCCTGCTTCCATGTCGACATTTTCCAATTTCAAGTCGCACATTTCTCCTGGACGCCAGCCAGAATAACACTGAATCAAAATCATATCAATGATAGGATGCTTATCAATGCTGGACCAGAGAATGGCAAGTTCCTCATCACTATAGGCGATATGGCAATTTGGCTTTCGGACATAGCCTGAATCAACGGTGAACATACGAGCATAATTTTTATCGACCAACTCATGTGCGAGGGCATAATCAAAAAGAAGGTTGTAAAGAGTTTTCATGGACTCTTTTACATTATTTTCAGGATGCCGTATTTTTCCAGCGTAAGTAACAGAGCCGTTTTCAATACAATTTTGAAGATGTGAAATATGCACGTCCCGAACAAGCATGTGATGGATAGAAGAAGAATAAGCCCATGCACTTTTATAACGAGAAACCGTAGAAGGGTCAACCTTCTTCTCTCGTAATGACAGCCAGGAGTCAAAGAGGTCTTGCATGGTCGTTTTATTGGAGAGATCAAACGGATGAGCATTATATTTTACAAGAGCTTCATAAGCTTCATTGTAAGTCTCGAAGTATCCGACGGGGCGAAGGGGACGAACGATCGGTTTGCCATCATCGGTATGGCCGGCGGTGACCAAAACACGAAAGGGCTTTCGAAGATTGCGGCCACGAACTTCGGAAATTTGTCCGAAACCGTTTGGAAGGCGCATATGCTTTTTCTTTTTAGGCGGCAACGAAGATTTGGACTTGAGCGGATAGCCGCAATGGGGACAAGCTATAGCCTTATCGCTCACTTGCAGCTCACACTCCGGGCAGAGTATTAACATAAAAACCTCCTTTGGTTGTTTGAAAATTGGATGCTTTCACTCAAAAGCTCGGTCAAACCGGGCTTTTTCTTTTGGAAAAGCTATTCTAGGTTAAACCGTTTCATCTGGGCTGTCAATCCCTTCACCGGAAGAAAAATAAAATACAGCACGCACTCGACCGTTTTCTACAGTACCATCCTTTTGAGCCTAAGACGCATTTTGACGTGCTTAGAGTAACATAAAAGGAGTACGATAGAATGGACAAAGCTAGATTAGAATTTGGGTCGGTGCCGGTGCGGGTGGCGGCGAAGGTATACGGACGTGATCCTGCATGGGTGCGGGCGGGCATTATTACAGGGTGGTTGCCCATTGGTGAAGCAACAAGGAACGGCCAGCGGATCACCGACATCAAACAGATGAATTCAAAATACGGGCGGATCAACTATTATATCTCACCCAAGCTCCTTTACGAGCAGACCGGCTACGAATGGAGGGGCGAAAATGAAAAGTGAACGTCCGGTACTTTCCCAAAAGAATCCATACCGCATCCCGAAGCAGCGGTACTACGAACTGAAGCACTTCTGCCTGCAGTATGATGACTGGAAGAAAGCGCTGACTTTGATCGACGGGTGGGAGATTTCGCCCGACGGTATGACTGGTGTCATCAAGGGGAATCCACCCGAAAGTCCGACAGAGCGTCAGGCGCTGGCGCGAGTCTACTATTCAAACTGCATTGACATTGTGGACCGATGCATCGCAAAGCTGGACACGGTGCTGGGGCCATACATCCTGGAAGGTGTGACCAAGAGTCTGGGCTATGACAAGCTTCAAGCAAAGGGATGTCCATGCTGCAGGGAGACCTATTACATGCATTACCGATATTTCTTCTGGCTCCTGAGTAAAGAACGACAGTGACGCGAAAAGTTCGGCCTCTATTATGGAGGTGATTAGTTATGATTGATATTAAGGTCATGAAAGAAATTGCAGAAAAATCACAGGAGGCTGTTAAGTATATGACTGTGTTACATTCCGCGAAAAAGCGAAATATGAAATGGGATGTAGATGTGGTCATGAGTGTGATGCAGGACTATGATGATCTGTGCAAAGAAATTCAGAAATTAGCAAACGAAAACTAATCTAAGGCAAAGGGCTGCGGAGAAATCTGCGGCTCTTTATTTTTCTCCAGACGCGAAAAAAACAGGGTGCATTATGGAAGAAAATACACTTTTTGGCAAAGGAGAAAAATTATGCTGAAGAACATTGTAAAGGGTTTTGTTGAAATGATGAACGCGATCAACGAAGGTGCGAAGGAGCCGTTTGGCACGGAGCACATGGATTGGGAGCGCGATGAGATGCAGAACCTTGTCATGTTCCAGGCAGGTTTGCGCTGATGCAGACTTGTGTAAGGAACCGAGGGAAGCCGTGGCGAAAGCTGCGGCTTTCTCTTTTCTCCTTTTTCTTCCGCACGCACTCGACTGAAATACGATTTATATTGGTACAAGGAGATTTTCAAAATGGCTTATCTGGTATGGATTTTGACTGGCATCGCAATTGTTCTGGGTTTTTTGCTGGGTCTGCTGCTCGGGAAAACCCACGACTACCGCAAGAAGTCTGTAGGAACATTGCTTGTGGGCTACACCGGCGAGGACGATGACGGTGCTCATTTGTTTTTGAGCATGGACAAGGCGGTGGAAGATATCGAGAACACAGAGTATGCGATCCTGCGAGTCAAAAAAGTAAAGGCGCGAAATTAACTGTCCGCTTTACGGAGGAAACTCCGAACTTATATTTTTGAAGGGAGAAATTCAAAATGGAACTGAACGAAAGACTGAACAAGGAATTGGAGCGTCGCTTCGAGGACTTGGGAAACCTGGAAACGGGAAGTGACGAGCAGGGCAAAGCGACCGACAACATCGTGAAGCTTTACAAGCTGCGAATGGATGAGAATGAGCAGGAGAACAGCAAGAATGCTGACGAGGACAAGGCTGTACTGGAACGGCACAAGCTTGAACTCGAGGAGCAGAAAGCGAAAGACGATAAGCTCATCCGCATCCTGACGACAGTAACGAGCGTCGGTGTGACGATCGCGGGCTTTGCTGTGGGCAGTCACTGGTACGGCAAGGGCTTCAAGTTCGAGGAGACGGGAACCATTTGTTCGAGCACGTTCAAGGGTCTGATGAGAGACTTTAGATTCTTCAAGAAGTAAGGAGGACTTCGGGGGTCGTGGCAAAAGCTGCGGCCTCTTTTTCTTTTATGCGATACTATACCGAGCCGTCCGAGGAGTGGACGAGATATTACGGCGTGACCTACCGATGCAATCACCCGGTGTACCGGACTTGCACCCTTTATGCAGAGCACGGGAAAGGGCTTTGTGTCATTCAGCAGAGGTTCAACGAGAACAGCCGAGCAACGTTCTGGGGTCCGATCGACCCATGGCTGACCGATAAAATTTACCTGCACAAAGGATTCCGGGAGTATTTTCTGGAGCACGCAAAACGAAAAAATCAAAATGGATTTTATCCGACGGTCACCGTGCGGCAGATCATGTGGGCCCTGCGGATGAAGCCGATCAAGAAAGAACGGTGGGAAACGGTGTTTGATAGGAAAGAAGTGTAGGCGCGAAATTTGCAGAGTGCTTTATGAGACGAGTTACGTCTTGACATTTATATTTTGGAGGTATGAACTATGATCAAAATTAACAGAGGTTCTGTAGAAAGCACTGATGGAAGCAAGCGGGCTGATATTATTGTTAAAGCCGCAGCTCCGAATGACCTTAAAGATATCTTGATTGGTGCTGGAACCGTATTGGTAGGAATTACTTACCTTACTGTTACGGCATTCCAAAAGGGCGCAAAGGCATACGAGAGCGCGGAATTTAATGCGTTGGTCGATGTTGGCGTGATGGACGGACAGGATGCAGAAGCGATTTTGAATAGCAAGTTTAAATAAAGAATAAGTAACTCAAAGGCAGGAGCCGTGGAGAAATCTGCGGTTCTTACTTTTTGCAGGCGCGAAAATAACTTGCTCTATTATGAAGGAGGTGATAAGCCATGGATTATTTTCTGGCGAAGAGCGATCGGCAGCTCGGAATCTGTTTGCGTATGCTGTATGCGAATGGGATTCAAGGACACACTAGCACTGTGCTGAACAGTAAGATGCGAATTGAATTCCACGTCACGATTACAGAAATGGAACGATTTGACGAGCTGCTTGAGAAGTATCTGATCCAAATTTCCTAAGCGCACCCCTGAGAGCAAAAGATCTGAAACATGGTCTTTTGCTTTTTGAACGTCTGTGCTATACTGAATACAAGGAGGCGATTTATATGCTGGTACATTCAAGAATGGCTTGCCCGGTGAGAAATAAAGACGGTTCGTGGAAAATGGTTGTTAAAGAGTTCGATGAGGAAATTCCCGACCTCGGACGGCACTCGCTGTACTGTAACAAGTGCGGCGACCCACATTACCCGGAATGCGCAAAGCGTTGCCCCGATGCAAAGGATTATATCGAAAAATGATATGTTTGCCAGAGAGCTTGTGAGAAATCGCAGGCTCTTCTTTTTTGACGCGAATTTTACAAGCTGCTTTATGAGACGAGTTACGTCTTGACATTTATATTTTGGAGGTATGAACTATGAAGAAAGCATTGAAAATTGGAGCAGTAGCAATGGTAATTCATTTGGCACTCAATATAGGCTTTATGATGGGTCACGCAGCACCGATCGCGGAGGGATTAGTTGAAGGTGATTTCCTTACAGCGACGGCGTTGTCGCGCCTGAACAGGAGAAACTATAAAAGGAGCAAATACTTAGATATTGCCGAGGTGATTGACTATTATGCATGCTTTATGGCAAATACCATACTAGCAATCAATGGAAAAAAGAGACGCATAAAACATAGATGATCGAAACGAGCTTACGAGAAAATCGTAGGCTCTTTTCTTTTTGCATAGGCGCGAAAATACCTTGCTCTATTATGAAGGAGGTGAGAGCAATGGAATACCTTCTGGCAAAGAGCGACAGACAGCTCGGCATTGGCATCAGAATGTTACATGATGAAGGATACAAAAGGCTGGTTATCGAAAGCGTGATAAACGCTAAGAACCGAATGGAGTTCCGCATCTATGTTGACGCTGCTGCAGATGTTGTCGAGCGTCTGAACGCACGTTACCAGACGTTGATTTCCTAAATCCAACTCTGGAAGGGCAAAAGATCTGAAACATGGTCTTTTGCTTTTGTCCCGGACATGCTATAATGAAACAAAGGGAGGCAAAGGGCATGCAAGTGACATCGCATATGATCGTTCCCGTGAAGAAAAACGGCAAATGGACGACTTATATCAAAGAGTTTCAGGAAGAAATCCCGGATTTAGGCCGTCATCGGATGATGTGTAACAAGTGTGGTGATAAAAGATATCCTGATTGCCGCTCATGGTGCCTCATTGAAAAAGACTGGATTGAGCGCGAGCAGAAGAAGGCTCAGGAGAAAATCGCCAAGCATAAGGTCGAGATTGATATTTTGGCCGGGCTGGTACGGGATGGCTTGCTGAAGATAGAAGACGCTGCGCCGCGTGTGGAGATGACCGTGGAAGAATTTGAAGCGGCAATGAAAAGCACCGATTCTTGAAAAACCAACTTAGTTATGATAGAATAACATTGAAAATGGGAGTGATTGAAGATGCCGGTATTGAGCATTTTCTATGGAATTATCGTTAGAATGTACCGCGAACAGGGCGGAAAACACAATATGCCGCACATCCACGCTGAGTATTCGGGAGAAGAAATCGTGATGGGACTTGATGGTTCTATCATTGAGGGCAGTTTTCCAAAGAATAAACTGAAACTTCTGGAAGCGTGGATCGTAATCCATCACGATGATCTGGAAGCAAACTGGAAGCTGTTGAGCAATGGCGAACAGTTCTTCCGCATTGATCCTCTGAAGTAAGGAGTGATTATATGTTGCAACCGAAACTGACTAAGGTTGAGGCAATGCCCAATTTAAGGCTTCGACTGTTTTACGAAACCGGTGAAGTGAAAGTTTTTGATGTAGCGCCGTATGCGACAGGTTCATGGTATGGGCAACTGAAAGATGAAAGATATTTTAATGCAGTTCAACTACTTCCGGGTGGCGTTGGTATCGAATGGCCAGAAGGACAGGATATTGCGCCGCATGAACTATATGAAAATAGTGTAACGGTCAAGAAAACTGCTTGATATTTATCTCCGAAAGAGCTTGTGAGAGATTACAGGCTCTTTTTGTTTTACGCGAAAAAATCCTTTTGTCTTATGGGATAAGGCCCAAACAAAGGAGAAGTACGATGGATATTTTGAAGAAGATCTGGAATACGAGCGTAACGGTTGGGCAGGTCATTGTGACCGCAGTGATCGGACTGACAATCGGTCTGGTCATCTGGGTTCTGGTGAGGCTGTTCCGGCCGTCGAAGAACTGAGGATTTAACGGAAACCGGTACACGAATTGATATTTAGCCTTATCCTGAGAGAGCTTATGAGAAATCATAGGCTCTTTTCTTTTTGCCGGACGCGAAAAATACAGGATGCTTTATGGAAGACAGAGGGCTTTTATCGAAAGGAGAAATTACTATGATGAAAGCAATCAAGAACTTTATGGACAAGCAGTGGACTTGGGGAACTTACTTCAAGCTGTGTGGCGTTGTGTATGGACTGTATGCAGCAGTCTTGGCAGTATTCATTGCATGGGAGAAGTATCAGGAACACAAGGAACTGAAGAAAATTCAGAAAGCAAATCAGGAAGAGTACGAGATCTGATAAAGATTCGCCCTCTGCCTTTTTTATTTTTGAGCCATTGAAGGGAGATTCAAAATGGAGGACATTATGCACATTCAATCCGGGTTTCTGCGCAGATTGGTTTCGGCTGCGGTAGGAAAAGCAATCAGAAAGCAGGGAATTGACGCTGCTGTTCAGCTGAACGACCTGCGGGTGAACTATGCAGACAAGAGCAGAATGGTACGGGTGCATCTGGACATTGACGCCGAGATGACGCAGGAAGCACTGGTTGATATTTTGTCGAAGGCCGGTGTTCTTTGACGCGAAAAATACATGCCGCTGAATGGAGAAGATAGCTCAGTTGGTAGAGCGCTGTTTGATTACAGAGGTCCCCGGTTCAAGACCGGGTCTTTTCTTTTTTTAGTGAAAGGAGTCGCTATGAAATTGAAAAATGTTGACCCGACAGAATTCTCGGAGATGTACAACAACTCTTTTGAACCAAAGCAAAAGGTAAACAAAGAAGCGGTGCAGAACATTATCGGAGAGTTTGTGTACAGCGGAATATTCATTATGGAAGTTGTTTTGAGTGAGGAGGACCGACCGAACAGCAGGGCAATCATTACGGCAATGCGTGATTTTATCAGCACGAACAATCTTGCTGTCGGTCTGCACGAGAGGGCAGGAAGGATATTTCTGCGTAATGATGCAGTGCCGGTCTGCCTGATGATCGGGTATCCGAGAGGGATTGTAAACGCATCAAAGAGAAACCGTTGGAAAATCGAAAACTGCTGAAAGGAACAAGAACATGAAACTGAACAAAAAGATAGTTTCCTATTTTAGCAAGCATGGCGCAACGATTCTGTCGATTGCAGCTGCCGCAGGTGTTGTACTGACCGCTGTGGAAACAGCGAAAGCCACCACGAAGGCACAAAGCCTGATTGACATGAACAAAGTTGAGCCGATGACAAAGGAAGAAATCGTCAAGGACTGCTGGAAGTTCTACATCCCGGCGGCAGTTGTTGGTGCAGGCACTATTGCGTGCATTCTGGGTTCAAATGGTCTGAACAAAAAGACGCAGGCGGAGCTGATGGCGGCCTATGTCGCTGTCCAGCAGACCTACAGCAACTATCGCAAGAAGGTTGCGGAGCAGGTAGGCGAAGAAATGGAGCATGAGATTCATCGGAAAGTCGAGGAAGTTTCGCTTGACAAAAACAACGATGCGGTAAAGCTCTTTTATGAGCCGTACACAAAAAGATATTTCAATGCAACCATGGCACAGGTTTACGAAGCTGCCTACATGCTGAACAAGAAGCTGGCTCTGGACGGCGGCGTATCACTCGAAGCGTGGTGTGAGCTGCTGGGGCTCGATTACCGACCGGACCCGGAATCGCGCGGGTGGTGCATTGATCAGATGGTAGAAGATTGGGAATACTGCTGGCTGGATGTGGAATGCGACGAGCAGAAAACCGATGACGGCTTGACAGTATACTATTTCAGTCCGTGGGCAGATCCGGTGAAAGACTGGGAAAATTATGATCCGAGTCAGACGGCTCCGTTTTGACGCGAAAAATTCAATCGCCATTATGAAGGAGGTGAGACAAATGAGTAAGAAATCGAACATTTGGAAGATTCTTGGCATGACAGGAATGATATTTGGCTTTCTCGGCACAATGATGCAGGGATATGCCGAAGACAAGGAACTGGATGCCAAAATCAACGAAGCGGTTGACAAAAAGCTTGCCGAGCGCAATGAGACTGAGGGGCAGTGATGCCTCTCTTTCTTTTTGATATTTGGCGATAACGCGAAAAAATCTCTCTGCATTATGGAAGGAATCCACAAATTGAAAGGAGATTTTATTATGTACGAATACGATAAGGACTTCTGGAGAGCAATCGACGAACTGACATGGAATCAGGTGAAACGGTGTGCGAAAATGGTGGTCGATACTCTGATCGGAGTGATGATTACGATTGGCGTGCAGCCGGTTCGACTGTATGAGTACGTTCGGTATCGTTGGTCGCATCGAGATGAAGTGAAAATCGAATGCGAGGCAAATGAACGCTTCGAACATTTGAAGGTTAGTGGACACATCTGATAAACGAGAGTCGTGGCAAAAAGCTGCGGCTCTTTCTTTTATATTTTCTGGAGGTATGAAAAATGAAACTCAAAGCACTGGCAAATGCGCTCTTGGTGGGTGCGAAAAAGCACAGCCCGGAGATCCTTATTGGTCTGGGCATCACAGGAGCGGCATCTTCTGTGATGTTTGCAGTCAAGGCGACCCCGAAAGCAATGATCCTGCTCGACCAGAAAAAGCAGGAACTGGGTGTTGAGAAGCTGGAGGCGAAGGAAATTATCAAAACGGCAGCACCGGTTTATATTCCGACTGCTGTAAGTTTTGGCGTGAGCGTGGCATGCATCATTGGTGCCAGCAGCGTGAATGCACGCAGGAATGCTGCATTGACTGCCGCTTACACCCTGAGCGAGAGCACACTGCGCACATATCGGGACAAGGTGCTGGAGACCGTGGGCGAGGACAAGGAACGCGAGATCCGACAGGCAGCGGCCATTGAACAGCAGCAGAAGACACCGGAAGCTCAGACTGTTGTTGTGAACAATGCAGCTGGACAGCTCAAGTGCTTCGACTCACTCAGCGGAAGATATTTTACGGCCACCAAAAATCAGATCGACAAGGCGGTCAACGAGTTCAACCGCCAGCTGCGGGATGACATGCGGATCAGCCTGAATGAATGGTATGATCTCGTTGGCCTGGACCAGAACAAGCTTGGCGACATGCTCGGCTGGGACATTGACCGCGGGTACATCGAAACCTGCTATGCGTCCCGGCTGGATGAGGAAGGCATGCCGTGCCTCGTCGTGAATTATGTGGAGCCTCCGCACTACATTGGCGTGTGAGACGCGAAAAATTCATTCTGCTTTATGGAACCAGAAAGGTTCACATTTAGGATAAATCTTGAAAGGAGATTTTATTATGGACGAAATGAACAACATGAACGAGGTTACTACTGAGGAGACTTCTAACGAGATGACTCCCGTGGTTACGGAGAACAATGAGGTGAAGACGGAGAATAACTCTGGCATCAACACCTGGGCGGGCGTTGCCGCTGCTGTTGGTGTGTTGACGATCGGCGCAATTGGCGCCGGCATCGCAAAACACAAGGCAAAGGCAAAAGCTGAGCCCAAGGTTGAGAAGGAGAAGAAACCGAAGAAGCACTTCAAGTTCCAGTGCCCGGTGAAGATCGTGAAGGACGAACCGGAAGCAATCGAGGATGTTGACTTCAAGGAAGTCGAAGAGACTGATAAAGAGAACTAATGTGAAAGGTTCAGGCGAGAGCCGTGGAGAAATCTGCGGCTCTTACCTTTTTTATTTTTGAAGGGAGAAACCCCAATGGCAGAAATTAAATTGCCCACAAACTCGATCACCTCCGGCAATGCGGAAAAGCATGAGAAGAAGTTTGAAAAGGTGACCACCGGCAAGGTCGTGGCGAAGGAGAAAAATGATATTCAGAAGGTTGCTTCGATGTTCATCGCCGAAGACCTGAAGACCGTGCGCGACCATATTGTCAAAGACGTGGCCGTACCGAAGATGCGGGACTTCTTTGCAGACCTGATGATCGCAACCGTCAACATGATATTTCATGGTGATGACCGTCCGCGTAGCAACTATGGCAATTACGCTCAGCCGAGCCGTGTCTCGTACAATCGGTATTCCGATAACCGGAGTTCCAACACGAACCGTCCGGTAGCAGCGCAGATCAACTATCAGGACATTATTTTCTCGTCCCGTGGGGATGCGGATGAAGTGCTCAGCCAGATGATCGATGCACTGGCAACTTACAACTGCGTCTCTGTGGCCGACCTGTATGATCTGGTGGGCATGACCTCGAATTACACGGACAACAAATATGGCTGGTATGATCTGCGTACCGCATACATTCAGGGCGTCAGTGGAGGATACGTCATCCGTCTGCCGAAGCCCGTTGCACTGAACAACTGAGAAAGGAAAGATAGTTATGAAAATGAACGAAATGATGTCGAATGTCTGTCGCTTTGCAGCAAAGACAAAGTTCAAGATCGGCAAGCACAGCCCTGAGATTCTGATGGTCTGTGGTGCCGTTGGTGCCGTGACCAGTGCAGTCATGGCCTGCAAAGCAACTCTGAAAGTTAATGATATTCTGGCTGCTCATCAGTCCAGTGTTGCAACCATCCACGATGTGCAGGACGGCAAGGCTGCAATCAAGGAAGGTGCCGAGTATACCGAAGAGGATGCCAAGAAGGACCTGACTACGGTTTATGTCCAGACGGGCATGAAACTTGTGAAGCTGTATGCACCTGCTGTTATTCTTGGCACGCTGTCCCTCGGCTGCATGGTTGGCTCAAACCACATCCTGCAGAAGCGCAATGCTGCTCTGACGGCGGCTTATGTCACACTGGACAAGGCGTTCAACGAGTATAAGGGCCGTGTATCCGAGCGCTTCGGCGAGCGCGTGCAGCATGAGATCGAGCATGGCGTTAAGGCTGTTGAGGTGGAGTCCAGGGTTGTCAACGAAGACGGCACTGAGGAAGTGGTCAAGTCTTACATTGACGAAACGGACGGCGTGCATTCGCCCTATGATCTGATCTTCGACGAGATGGTGGACAACTGGGAACCTGACGCGCAGATCAACAAGAATTTTCTGAGCATGGTCGAGACCCACGCTAGCAATCTGTTGCGAATCCGTGGGTATCTGTTCCTGAACGAAGTCTACCGCATGATCGGTAAGTACAACAACGGCCAGCAGATCTACACTCCGCAGGGGCAGATCGTGGGCTGGATTTATGACCCGAACAACGAGTCGCTGCAGAACCGCGTGAAGTTCGGTCTGGATAAGATGCAGGGTGACCGCTCTGTCGTGCTCCACTTCAACATCGATGGTCCCATCATCGACAAAATCTGATTGATATTTTGGGAGGATTTGCTATGACCAGAGTCGTAAGAACTTTGTCTTATGTGTTCGCTGCCATGGCCGGAGTCTGCTTCGTCTCTGGTCTGGCTGTCCTTTCTGAGTGAGGGATATTTGTATGAGCAGTTTGGAAAACATGTTCCTGTTTCTGGACTACCTGACCGATACCCAGCGAAAAAGACATATTGTTGGCGGTGTCCTGATGAGTGTGTCTCTCTTTTTCGGAGGGCTCGCATTCACTATGATGACTGTCAAAGAAGGAGATTCCAATGAAAAACTGGATTCGTGATATTTTACTGGTGAGCGCCGGCTTTGCGGCTGGCGCTTATTTCATGCATGTTCGGATGCGCGGGGAGTATCAGAAGTTTGCTGATGCGCAGATCGAAGATGTCCGTGAGCATTACAAGAAAAAAGAGCAGCACATTGACGAACAGATCAAAGTTGAAGCTCAGAAGCAAGCCGTTGACCTGATTTCTGGTCCGTATCGTCAGGAGAGTGACCAGGAAAAGCCTGACAAAGAGCCGCTGGAGCCTATCGAGATCATTGAGCCGGACGAATTCGGCTGCGATGATGACTATGAGACCAGCTTTCTGACCCTGTTCGCAGATGGTGTGCTGGCCTACGACAGCGACGGCTCCAAAGTGGATGACGTTGAAGCAGTTGTCGGACAGAAAGCTCTGGACGAGATGGGCAAATTTATGCCCGACACGATTCATGTACGCAACCATGCCTATCGCAAGGACTTTGAGGTGGTAAAGGCGCTCCAGAACTACGCAGATGTGTATCGGGAGCGGGAAGAGGAGGACTATGACGATTGACGAGATGAAAGCCGACATCAAAAAAAGATATTTCGAGTGGCTTTACGAGCTGGTCTGCGGAAAGTGGGAACCGAGAAATCTCTCTTTTCGCAGACTGTTGACATTTCTGTACGACACACAGTTCGTCCCGGATAATGAAATGGACTGCAATCGAGCGATAGATGGCGAAAATCTGCGGGGACGGTTTGCTGAGGAATGCAATGATATTCCGGGCACGATTCCTGAAAACAACGTATCTGTGACTTTTCAGGGGAAGCCGTGCAGCATGCTGGAAATGATGGTGGCGCTGGCACTTCGGTGCGAAGAAACCATCATGGAAGATGCAGATATCGGAAACCGGACCGGACAGTGGTTCTGGAGTATGGTCGTCAGTCTCGGTCTGGCTTCGATGGACGACAATCGGTTCCATCAGAGCCGGGCAGAATTCGTGATCGAGCGCTTCCGCCGCAGGGACTACCAGCCCAATGGCGCAGGCAGCCTGTTTACCCTGCAGAACCCGAAAGATGACATGCGTACGCTTGATATTTGGTACCAGATGATGGCGTACCTGAATGAAAATGATATTTGAGGAGGATTTTGTTATGGAAACCAATATTTACTATCAGCTCGCCCAGACCGAATGTGTGCTCGACCGTTACAAGGCAAAGCTGTTCAAGAAGAACCTGCTGCTGGCCGGGATGGCAGTGCTCGTTTACATGTCGGCGAAGGCTCTGACCGTTGCAACCAAGAAGGTTGTCGAGGTTCAGAAGGAACGCGACGAACTGGCCGAAAAGCACGACAAAGTCCTGTACGAACTGAACCAGATGAAGAAGACCGGAGAGAGCAAGTCTGTCCACTGCGACGGCCATGCAACCCTGACCAACGCTTGATATTTACCTCGAAGAAAGGAGGAAATTGATTGTCAATGATTGATTTCCTTTTCATTGCCCGCAGAACGGGCAAACACGGGGTGATCGAGATCTATCCCAAATTCATTATCAAGCATTCCAAGGACTTGATGATTCGAGGCGGGGACTTCTACGCAATCTGGTTACAGGAACGCGGATTATGGTCTACGGACGAGCAGGATGCACTGCAGCTCATCGACAGGGAACTTGATAATTATGCCCAGACCCACAAGGCAGACTTCGACAATTATCGGGTGCTCCACATGTGGGATGCAGAATCCGGCATGATTGATATTTGGCACCGGTATTGCCAGCGTCAGATGCGGGATTCATTCGTTATGCTTGACGAGAAATTGATATTTTCCAACACCGAGGTGAAGAAGGAAGACTACGCATCGAAGCGCCTTCCGTATCCGCTGGAGCAGGGAAGCATCAAAGCATGGGATGAGCTGATGAGCGTTCTGTATGCGCCGGATGAGCGGATGAAGATCGAGTGGGCCATCGGGGCCATCGTGAACGGGGATTCGAAGAAAATTCAGAAGTTCATGGTGATGTACGGCGCACCCGGCACTGGTAAATCCACGGTCATCAACATCATCCAGAAACTGTTCGCTGGATATTACTCGGCCTTTGATGCGAAGGTGCTGGGCTCATCTTCGAATGCCTTTGCGCTGGAAGCCTTCAAAGCGAACCCTCTGATTGCAATCCAGCACGATGGCGATCTGAGCCGCATCGAAGACAACACCCGAATCAACTCGCTAGTCTCTCATGAGTCCATGACGGTCAACGAGAAGTTTAAGTCTGCCTACGAGAACCGCTTCAAGTGCTTCCTCATCCTTGGCACAAACAACCCGGTGCGCATCACCAATGCAAAATCGGGTATTGTCCGACGGCTGATCGATGTGGAGCCGACCGGGAACAAGGTGCCTGCCAAGAAGTACGAGGAACTGATCTCGCAGATCGACTTCGAGCTGGGGGCCATTGCGTGGTATTGCCGGAATGTCTACGAGAACAACAAGCATGCCTATGACGATTATATTCCCATCCGTATGCTGAGCGCTTCCAACGACATGTACAACTTTATGGAGGACAGTTACTATGTCTTCAAGAAGGAAGACGGTGTTTCGCTGCAGGTTGCATGGGAAATGTACAAAAATTTCTGCACGAGCACAAATGTTCCATATATGAGTTCTCGGCGAGTATTCAAGGAAGAACTGATGAACTACTTCCGCGATTACAAGGAGCGGGTCAACACGGACAGTGGCGAGCGCATCCGAAGCTACTACAGCGGTTTCAAGACGGAAAAGTTCGAGAAGAAATCGGACTTTGGTGCGCCAATCCCCGAAAAGCAGGCATCTTGGATCGACTTTAAGGTGCGGCATTCGGTTCTGGATGATATTTGTAAGGACTGTCCTGCACAATACGCAAAAGAAAACGGCACACCAACCGACTACTGGGAAAACGTAAAGACGAAGCTGTCGGACCTCGATACGAGCAGGCTGCATTATGTCAAGGTGCCTGAGAATCACATCGTCATCGACTTTGATATTCCGGGAGAGGATGGCAAAAAGTCCTTTGAACGAAACCTCGAAGCGGCAAGCAAGTGGCCGAGAACCTATGCAGAACTGAGCAAATCTGGCGCAGGAATCCACCTGCATTATATTTACTCCGGCGATGCATCGAAGCTCAGCAGAATCTACGACGAGCACATCGAGGTCAAGGTCTTTACCGGTAAGAGTTCACTCCGAAGAAAGCTCTCAAAATGCAATGATATTCCGGTAGCGTCCATCAGCTCCGGTTTACCAATGAAGGGAGAAAAAATGGTTAGCACTGATCGTGTCCAGAGCGAAAAAGGACTGCGCATCATGATTATGCGCAATCTGAACAAAGAAATTCATCCCTATACCAAACCGTCCATCGACTTCATCTACAAAATCCTTGAGGACGCCTACAACAGTGACCTCACCTATGATGTGGACGACATGCGCAACGCAATTCTCGGGTTTGCGGCTTCCAGCACGAATCAGGCAGACGCTTGCCTGAAAATCGTATCCAAGATGCACTTCAAGTCCAAAGAGCCTACCGTAGCAGTGACTTATGAAGCACCAATCGTGTTCTTTGACTGTGAGGTGTTCCCGAACCTGCTTCTGGTCAATTGGAAGTTCCAGAGCAAGCCGGACAAAGACGAACCGACAGTCTACCGACTCATCAACCCGAGTGCTGACGACATTGCAAAGCTTTCGCAGTATCGCCTGATCGGTTTCAATAACCGTAAATACGATAACCATATTCTCTATGCCCGTATGATCGGGTGGTCAGTTGAGGCAATTTACAACCTGTCCCAGCAGATCATCAACGACCATACAGGCTTTTTCGGTGAGGCATACAACTTCTCGTATACGGATATTTACGACTTCAGCGCCAAGAAGCAGAGCCTGAAGAAGTTCGAGATCGAGCTTGGTATCCATCATCAAGAGCTCGGACTACCCTGGGATCAGCCTGTGCCGGAAGAAAAGTGGGAAGAAGTTGCACGTTATTGTGACAACGACGTTCTGGCAACGGAAGCAGTCTTCAATGCACGTCATGCAGACTTCGTTGCTCGGGAAATTCTGGCGGATGTGGCAGGCATGACCGTCAACGACACCACCAACAGCCTGACCACGCGAATCATCTTTGGCAAGGAGAAGCACCCGAGACTGGTCTATACAGATCTGGCGACAGGTGAGTCGGATGATCTGGTCGAGGTGGAGCCTGATATTCTCACCAAGAATAACTATCTCAATGCCTTTCCTGGATACGAGTGGGTTCGCGGCGAGGATGGCCGGATGCACAATATGTTCCGTGGCACCGATTTGGGCCTCGGCGGCTATGTCTATGCAGAACCTGGCATGTACTGGAATGTGGCTCTGCTGGACGTGGCTTCTCTGCATCCGCACTCTGCTGTCGCCCTTAACTACTTTGGTGAGTACACCAAGAACTTTAACGATCTGATGGATGTTCGTATCTATGTCAAGCACAAGGAGTACGACAAGGCAAAGCAGCTCTTTAACGGCAAGCTGGCTAAGTATCTGGACGACCCCAAGCAGGCAAAAGCCTTGTCGCAGGCTCTGAAGATCGCCATCAACTCCGTGTACGGTCTGACCAGCGCGACCTTCGATAACCCGTTCCGCAATCCTAAAAATGGCAACAACATTGTGGCCCTGCGTGGTGCTCTGTTTATGCGCACTCTGCAGGATGAGGTGCAGCAGCGTGGCTTCACGGTGGCACACATCAAGACGGATTCCATCAAGATCCCCGATGCGACACCGGAAATCATTGACTTCTGCATGAAATTTGCAGAGAAGTACGGCTACACCTTTGAGCACGAGGCAACATACGAGAAAATGTGCCTTGTGAACGATGCAGTGTACATTGCCCGGTACATGGATGCAGACCAATGCCAGAACAAGTATGGCTATGTGCCAGAGAAAAACGGTGAGCACAGCAGAGAATGGACGGCGACCGGCACCCAGTTCCAGATTCCGTATGTGTTCAAAACACTGTTCTCGCATGAGCCGGTGGTGTTTGCAGATCTTTGCCAGACGAAGACGGTTTCCAAAGGGGCAATCTATCTGGATAAGAACGAAGACCTGCCCGAAGGCGAGCACAATTATATTTTTGTTGGCCGTGTTGGCTCGTTCTGTCCCATCAAACCAGGATGTGGTGGTGCTGTGCTCCTGCGTGAATCCGGTGCGAATGATGCTGGCGAGAAAACCTATGCAGCAGTCGGTGGCTCAAAGGGCTATCGCTGGCTCGAAAGTGAGATGGTTCATGAGCTTCAGATGGAGAAGGACATTGACCGTTCTTACTTTGACAAGATGGCCGATGATGCTGCAGACGCCATTGCAAAATACGGCGACTTTGAGTGGTTCGTGGCAGATGACGCCGGTGAACCGCCTTGGCAGAAGCCGGACATGCCCTGGGATGATGTTCAGGACGAAGCGGCAAGAAATTTTGAGGTGAGATAAATGTTGTTTTTATACGATGAGCACGACAACAAGATTGGCATGATTAAATCGTACAAAGCAAAAAACGGTCACATTTACGAGGTGACTCTTTTTGACGGGAAAATTATGCACTTTGCGCCTGGTGAGATTGTTCGTAATGACCCTTATAGCTGCAGTATCTGCAAAGGTGGTGATAGCAAGGCTTCTTACGATTACTCTCGTCGGTCTACGGAGCAGGCCAAGAAGAATGATATCATGCGGTTTGGCATGTGTAATGTCAGCATCCGCAAAGTTATCTTCAACGACCCGGCAACCATTGTCCTGTGGTCGGACGGCAGCAAGACCGTTGTGAAGTGCGGCCCTGAGGATACCTATGATATGGAGAAGGGGCTCGCTATGGCTATCGTGAAGAAGATGGCGGGCAATGACAACCGCTTTCATAAGGTCTTTAAGCAGTATCCCAAGAAGAAAAAGAAGGAACCGGGTTCTGTCGGTTCGATTATGGACATGATGGCCGGTCTGAATCAGGCTGCGGCAATCGCAACCAAGACCGTACATGAACTTGCCCATATGGCTGCCGGTAAAGCTGAGCGGGGTGAATGAGCGTGAAGTGCCCCTTTCAGAAATATGAGAGTGAATATTTGTCGCATGAAAAAGGCCAGTTCATGGATTGTTATGAGGAAAACTGCATGGCATACCGCCCAAAGAAAGAGCTGGCCGGTGGAGTGACACTCGAGGCTGGCTGTCGGCTCGTTGACGAATATGTTGAGCACTCTACGCCGTTCAATAACTACAACACATTATAAATAAGGTAAGGAGATAGATATTTTATGTACCAGAAGCGTCAGAAAGTCAATATTGACGATACGAGATTCATTTACACTACCAACTTTTCCGGTGATCCTGCCCGTGACCGCTTTGGTTCGGATAAGCGCCGTGTCAACGTTGTGATCCCGACCGTTGTACAGGCCATGGACATGAAGGCGATGGGCATCAACGTCAAGGAGACCCACCCGAACCCCAACTATACTTATGATGAGCCGTTTGTGCCGACCTACTATGTGCCGGTCACGGTTAATGTTGATTCCAAGTGGCCGCCGCATGTCTACTGGATCACCTTGCAGGGCAAGCGCCTGCTGTGCACGCCGGAGACCATCGGTCAGCTGGATTTCATCCGCGTCAAGAATGTCTGCTGTCAGGCAAATCTCGTCGAGAAGCGCAACGCTCCGGGCGAGTACACTCTGTATGCAGATGTGATGTATGTGGAGCAGGCCCCTGACAACGACCCGTATGCAGAACGCTATGCCCAGGTGGCCGAACCCGATTATCCGAACGATATGCCGTACTAATTGATATTTCCGAGTGCCAAGGTCAGTCCTTGGTTGAATGTCCAGCCGGTGAGTGCCCACGTCGCAAATGGCGTTCTCAAAGGAAGCAGCTTGGTTTTATATTTTTGAGAGAGCTTGCAGTGTAGTGCAGGCTCTCTTTTATTTTGGGTCAGTAGCTTAGTCAGGTTCAAAGCCGGCAGCTCATAACTGCTTGATCGCGGGTTCAAATCCTGCCTGACCCACCATGGCGCTATGCCTTGATATTTGAAATAAAAGGAGTGGTTTTATGACCGTTTACGAAGCGCTTACAGAAACGCAATATCGAATCATCTATGACGGTATGAAGGAGAAGAATCGTACCATTGATAAGGAACTCGAAGATCTCGATACAATTGCTGAACTCACGTCACTAAAAATGAAATACAGGCCTAGCAACGCGAAAAATACTTAGTCCTTTATGAAAGGAGATGGTTTGAATGACCAGACAGGTTTATATTTATGGACTTGGTGGAGCAGACAAAATGTACAAGGTGTTGGCTTACCATTTCATTACGGAGGAAGAAATTACAATTACCAATATCGTATATCATGCTTCTATGCTGAAGGCGAGAAACCCCAGCGTAGAGACAGTATACGCGATTGATAATTATCCTGGACTGCGGAGTGATTGTAAGGCGAGCATGCACAAGAGTACAATTGAAAACTGTGCCATTTTCAAGAACATACTGGAGATGCAAGGAGTTCAAATCTACTGACAAAGCGAGGAGCTGCAGAGAAATCTGCGGCTCTTTTCTTTTTATGGAGGTACTGCTATGGCATACAGATATCGAGTCTGGAAGGTCTTCGAGTATCAGGGCAAAGAGATATTTGCATACACTCTGCCTGATGAATCTACTGAAGAAGAGGAAGCAACGATCAGGCTGCTTGCGTATGAACGGCGCTGCCAGCTCAGCTCTATTCATGTACATCAGGAAGTGAGGCGAACATATTGTCAGGAGTAAAACTCTACGACTACCAGCTAGATGCAGTCAATCGAATGAAAAACGGCTGCATTCTGTGCGGTGGCGTGGGCAGTGGTAAGAGCCGGACTGGACTGGCTTACTACTACATCAAAAATGGCGGGAAGGTCAACACCAAGCGGTATGTAAAAATGCGTGACCCTCCGCAGGATTTGTATATCATCACGACGGCTCGCAAACGGGATACACTCGAATGGGAAGAAGAAATGATTCCTTTCATGATGACAACGGACGAGAGTGTTCGAATGTATAAGCATAAGGTCGTAGTGGATTCCTGGAACAATGTTCACAAGTATATTGGAGCGAAAGACGCCTTCTTTATATTTGACGAACAGCGTGTCGTTGGAGATGGACAGTGGGTGAAGTCATTTCTGAAAATCACGAAAGAGAACGACTGGATTTTGCTCAGTGCTACGCCCGGTGACTGCTGGACGGACTACATCCCGGTATTCGTTGCAAATGGGTTCTATAAGAATCGAACTCAGTTCAAAAACGAACATATAATCTACTCGCGATTCTCGAAGTTCCCGAAAATTGACCGATACATCAATACGACTCGGCTTGTGAGACTGCGCGACAGGATTCTTGTGGATATGGACTTCAAGCGGCCAACGACGCCACATCATGAGACTGTCTATGTTGATTTTGACCGTGCAAAGTATAAGGAAATCCATAAGTCTCGCTGGAATCCTTATGAGAATCGGCCAATTGAAACGGCAAGCGAGTTCTGTTATCTGTTGCGGAAGCTCGTAAACACTGACCCGAGCAGACAACAGGAAGTGCTCGATATTTGTATGACCCGGCCAAGAGTCATCATTTTCTACAACTTCGATTATGAGCTGGATATTCTACTGAAGCTACAGTACGGCAATGGAGTAGAAGTTGCACAGTGGAACGGTCATAAACATCAGCCGATTCCGGAAGGAAAGCAGTGGGTATATTTGGTTCAGTACAATGCAGGGGCAGAAGGATGGAACTGCATCAAAACGGACACCATTATATTTTACTCACAGAACTACTCCTATAAGGTCATGAACCAGGCGTCTGGGCGTATTGATCGGCTGAATACGCCATATACAGATCTATGGTTCTATCATTTGAAGTCACGGGCAGGTATTGATTTGGCAATTGGGCGAGCATTGAACGACAAAAAGAAATTCAATGAGAGAAAATTTTATGGAGCGTGATATTTATGGCTTATGAAAAATGTCCTGGCTATCTGAAGAATGGACGATGCAAAGGGAATAATCGACCGTGCCGTGTTATGAAAGAGGATATTGAAAGCTGGTTCGACGAAACGTTTAAACCAATTGACTTGCTTGATGTATGCCCGCAACAGTCCGTATTTGGCAATAGCTTCTTCATAATAACGGACAAAGACATCGAGGCACTAAAAACAGGAAAGGTCTTATTTGTAAGGGAAGAGTATGGTGTTTTTCTGAAATACGAAGGAGGCCAGAACGATGTGTAATCCGTCGAAGAAGACGATAAAGAGAGTTAAAACGGTGCTTACGGCGCGATGCGCTAGAACCGTGAAGACTGACTCGAGCATCGTGTATTTGTTTAGAAACCCGATCGAGCAAGGACTACAAAACGTGGTTTATATTTCACGTAAAGGTCTATTTATCGCGACCGAACTGACGAAAGCTGACGTGTATCATTATTTTGATATTTGCTCCCCGGAGCAAATGAAGGAGGCTTTTGCATGAAAGGAATCAAAGCGATTTCCGATTTGGCAGCGTGCACGGATATTGCGCTGCTAAAAGAACAAAGAAAAGCATACACAGACGTAATGGATGCGTATTGCGAAAGGTATCCGATGTTTGCAGAAGTGATAAACCTGATAACGACTGATAAAGATTTTAGAATTTTTATGGCACTGTACGTTGCAGCCCAAACGTTAACAGCAAGAATAAAGGAACTGGAGGCAAAAAAATGATTAAAGACTCTGGTGACCGCACCGAATTTGAAACCGGTGCAAAACGCGACATGCACGCAGGGAAGGGCCGTATGGATCTGCTTCCGTGGTACGGCATCATGGAAGTCAGCAAGCATTGCGAAGAAGGTGCCATGAAGTACGGCGAGCACAATGTGGATAAGGGTATCCCGCTGCATTCGCTACTGGACAGTGCCTCTCGGCATCTGGCGAAGTACATGGTCGGAATGGACGATGAGGATCACCTGCGTGCTGCCTGCTGGAACCTCCTGTGGGCTCTTAACCAGCGCGTGACCCATCCGGAGTTGGATGATAGGTTTGTGGTAAAGATGAAAAGCTCGAACAACGAACCGATTATCACAGTTGTCTGCAGTTCCTGTGGTAGGCATTTTGAAGCGCCGACCGAATGGTGGGTCCGCAAAAGAGCACAGTATACCAATATTCCAGACGGAGTGATGACGACTTGCCCTCATTGTGGGAATGTAACAATCGTTCGGGAGGTGAAGCCTGATGAATGACTGGATGCGCGAAGTGGACTATGCGACCTACTGCCCGAAGTGCAAGAACTTCAAGGTGCTGGAGACGGACGAGCCCTGCAACGAGTGCCTGACGGAGTGTGCGCGGGAGGGGACTGTGAAACCTCTGAAGTTCAAGGATAAAAGGGAGAAGGCTAAGTAAGGCGCGAAAAAATCTCCTTGTATTATGGAGCAAAACACATTTGAAAGGAGATTGCAATTATGAAAAAAGCAGTAAAAATCGGCATGTTAGTTGCAGGACTTATGGGCGGTATTAGTGCGCTGTCACATATCTACAATGCGGAGGTTTGCAAAGTATATAGCGAACGCTACGCTAAAGGACTTGATGATGGTGAAAAGTACGGCCGAATAATGGGAGCATCTGATGTGCTGTATGAGCTGCGGAAAGATGACGTAATTACAGGCGACACATTCTACAAATATATGCCCCGGTAAAGCTGAGCGCCGTGGAGAAATCTGCGGCTCTTTATTTTTATCATCGAAGGGAGATACTTGCATGCAGCACATGAGCATCAAATGTTGCCATTGTGGGGACTATACCCCATTTATCACAGAGGAGAACATTGAAGTTATTCCTCAAGTTAATCTCACAAGAACCGATATGGATATTTTGGGCGATATCGCCGAGGCATTGGCGGAATGCGGTTGCTTGGGTGCGTGTGATTTCTTGCACCGGGTTCAGAGCGAAGTAACCCGAATTGTAGAGTATCAGGAGGAACGGTGAACGCTAAATGATATTTGCTGAAGAGGATTTGAACTCTTTGAATGCTATTGCTGGACTATTGGCTTCATTCGGGTGTGATAGTCAGGCTGGCTGTGTGCTTTATATTCAGCATAAAATCACAAAGGCCATGGAGGCTGACGAAAGGAAATGCAGAAATGAGAAACATGTCTAAGAAAACCTGGAAGCTCCGGGTTTGGAATCACATGACCGAGATGCAGAAGCTGGATATTCTGCTGAAGCGTGCTAAGGTTCCGCATACTTATGGACGTCGTTGGCCTGAGATGGACAGACCGGATAATCCTGGCTATCTTCCCGGCGGAAAGCATGACGGTGGTGAGCAGATCGTTGTTTACGACGCTGGTGGAAACCGTATCTGGGATGGCGTTTGGGGTTGGGGTTCCTATGGCTTTGAGCAAGGGCTTATCGAGGTGATGGGTGCGAAGCTACTTGGCCATGATGATGTTGAGGGCTGGCTCACGGCTCGCCAGGTCACAAAGATGTGGAGGTGTAGAAATGCTGCGAAAAATCGCTGAGTATGTCAAAAAGATATTCCGCATGGAGCCGATTCCGACGACGGTTAACACCCTGCGGGAGGCTTTACTGGCTTTGGAAGTGGCTCGGAATCACTTTGAAAACTGCGACCCGGAGTTCATCACGGCGGCTATCTTTGAGCTGAACGCAGCGGAATGTCGGGTGGATGCTGCGAGGAGGTGCGTGAGGTGACAACATTCTATTTTCCAGCTTACAAATGCAGCTTATGCGAACAGAAATTCAATGATGGGTATCCATACCGTAATCCCGAAGATGCGAAGAACCATTGGGCCGGTCTGATGGCGTTCCGTCCAATTCATCATTGCGATGGTGGCCATATTGGCATCGGATATTTCACAGGTCTCGAAAGGGTTGATAAGGATGAATGATGTTTGGGATAAGATTGGCACATTCTTTGGACATGTGCTGGCTTTGACCATGGTTATCTGTGCGTGGCTAATTATCATTACAGTTACGCTGAAGGTAATTTGGTTCACGCTATTTCGGATTTTGCTGTGACGGAGGTTTTTAATCATGGACAAGAAAATCAACTGGAAGAAAATCGCTATGATAACTGGAGTGTTTGCTGTGGGCATCATCATTGGTGCTATTGATGGCAAAGCTATGGTAATTGGAGTGTTTGCCGCGGGCATCGTCATTGGTGCTGTTAGTGGCGAAAAGATTCTCAGTGAAATAAGTCTTGATGGTATGAGCGAACTTACTGCACATACCTGTTCAATAAATGGAAATAAGACTCTCGATTTTTCGATACATGATGCAAAAACAGGGCGAAGACTCACTTCCTGTGTAGATAAAGCATATCTTGGAGACCTGCTCGAATTTCTAGCACCGTTAATGGACGATGCAGAGTTCAAATAAAAAATCCTCCGCCAGAAATGAATTTGAAAGGAATGAATCGAGATGTCGAAAAATTTATTGAAAGCATTCTCTTCTGCAGATTTCGAGATAATGGGAATGAAATCGGTAGACCTTGTGGAGCTGTCATTCAAGGAGAACAAGGTGTCTGGCATGAAATTTGTCAGAGCAGTCTTTGCGGATGGAACATTTATGGTAAAGAAAATGGCGGAAGGGGAAACTCTAATGTGCTTTAGGCACTTGGATTCTATTGTCAAACGCAACGAAATGATCGAGCAACTGTACGAAACCTACACTCAAATGGACATTGCTGCAATTCTTGATATTTCGCAGGCAACCGTGTCTGCTGTGATTCACAATTCAAAAAGAAAGGATAATTAACCATGAAAATCGTTGAACCTAAGTACGAAATTCTCACTGATATCTCTGAGGGCGGCATCAAGGAGCTGCAGCAGATCGAGCGGGTGGCCCGGGTCTGCTACAAGAGCGAGGATAAGATCACGCCGGATGGTGAATCGGCGAAGAAGCTGGTGCGCTTTCTGGTGAAGCAGGGGCATGAGGCTATGCTGGAGCATTCTCAGCTGAGCGTGCTGTTCACGTGCGACCGTGGTGTGGCCAATGAGCTGGTGCGGCACCGCATTGCTTCTTTTGCACAGGAGAGCACCCGGTACTGCAACTACTCGAAGGAGAAGTTTGGCGGAGAGCTGAGCTTTATTCGGCCGTTTTATATTCCTAACGAGCCTAATGAAAATGCAATCAATGCAGCTTCTTCGACAGAAGAATTTATAAAACTCGAAACTGACTATCAAATCCACCATGCGTGGTACTGGACTTGTGATGATGCTGAAAAAAGCTACAAAACTCTCATCGCCAATGGTCTCCGTCCCGAACAGGCCCGTTGTGTGCTGCCGCTGTGCTTGAAGACTGAGATCGTGGTAACGGCCAACTACCGTGAATGGCGCAACATCTTCAAGCTGCGTACTCCTGTGGCGGCTCATCCTCAAATGCGGGAGCTTATGTGCCCGCTGCTGAAGGAGCTGCAGAGCAAGATCCCGGTGGTGTTCGATGATATTTACACATACTGGCCGAAGGATGACCAGACGGGAAAAGGGAGCACGGCGAAGTAAGCATGAAAGAAATTGATGAAAGATATATTGCCACACTTGATGAGTTCGGTTTTGGAATGTTCCGAACTAAAGCCGGTGTAAATATTTACCATACTACTTCAACAGGAACATTTATGATCAATCTTAATGGCGAGGACTTTGTGGATATGCTGGTAAGCTATGCAGAAACGTTTGACCCGAATACCTGGGTGTCCTTGACAGTAAAAAGTCATTCGTCAACGCAGGATATTTCGGCACTGCTCAAGAACGCCCAGGAAATCCAGATGCTTCTTCTGCGGCTTGCCATTAAACTCGTGAAAATCAGTAAGGAAGTGGAAGTGAGTTCATGATAAGATTTCTGCTTGCCGCTTTGATGTGCTGCCTGTACGCGCACGCATTTATGAGTGGCTTTAAGATTGGCGTCCGCACTAGACGAGAGGGTAAAATCGTGCATGTGACTGTGCCTGGGAAAGATATTCTAAAGAGTTTCCTTGTTCTGGGATGCGGGATTTTTACGGCATTTACGGTGCGACTTTGAAAGGAGGTGATCGAATGAGAGCTCGGACACGCGATTTTCTGAGATCACTCAACATTGGGCCGTGGCTGATTGGCTTCAATATGCTTGGTGACGCAATTGATGCAGCAGAGGGGCAGCATTCGGGAGGGCTGATCGGATGCTATGACTACCTTAGCGGCAAATACGGACGAGATAGGAAACGTCTTGACGATGATATTCGCAGAGCGGTTGGCATCGCATGGCGTGAGCAGTGTCATGTCATGGAAAAAGTGATGGGCAGACCCTTGAATAGACCGCCTTCGCCGAAAGATTTCATTTATGCGGCGGCCGAATATTTGAATCAAATTGAAGAAGAGGAGATGATGAACTGATGAAAATTGGCATTGACAGCAGCTAGAATTTAGCTGAAAAGAGGCGTCAGCGAATTGTTCGACGTCTTTTTTCTTTGCCCACTTTTTAAATTCGTGCCCACTTTTTTCTGGGTAAAGTCGTGTCAGAAGCGTGAAATTCTATTCTAGGTTAGAAAATCGGGCATTCTGTTAACAAAACTTTCACAATTTCTGGCCATTTGCCCACTTTCTGCCCACTTTTAAAATCAAAAGTGGGCACGGTTTTTAGATAAAATATCGCGTAAATACGTTGTATTTTTGAAGAAAAATGCCTTTCTGCCCAAAAACCCACTTTTATTTCTATTTACACTATAAAAAAATAAAAATATTATATATAGTTAAGCGAAAAAAGTGGGCAAGTGGGCAAAGACCAAAATTCACGAAAAGTTCAAGGCGAAAAACTTGTAAGAACCCAACCAGCGTTGTATACTCGAGATAACCGTTGTACACACCGATTAGATGCTTATGAGGTAATAAAGATGGCTTATATGAACCGCTTTATCAATGACGATGGCTTTGAAGAATGGACCACTACGGACGCTGCCGGAAATTCTGTGACCTGCTATGCAAACGAGTTCGTAGAATTGCATACGAAGATTCCTGTGTGCGAATGCGGTCGGCCAATGACCGAAGACGTACAGGGTTACTGGACCTGTCGGGCGTGTGACATTACAAAGACGGAAGATGAAATCAATCATCCGATAAGCTTGGATGAGTATGAGACATCAAACCTCGAACTTAGCGAAGACTACGGAAAGTTTGAGTACGACGATGGGCGAATGCTGGAAGCCGGAGTGCCCGACTGGTACTTATTCTTCTATCAGCATCGACCCGAATGATATTTTAGAGATAAGAGGCGCAGAGAAATCTGCGTCTTTTTCTTTTGCCCGGACGCGAAAAACACTTGATCCCTTATGGAGAAATCCAAACAAAAAATATAAAGGAGAGATATTTATGGCAAAGGTTTACACTATGGACGAACTCGAAAGAGCACGAAAGAAGGCTCAGATTCGGGAATGGTTCCAGGACAAGAAAATGAAGGTACAGACTTGGTGTTATGAGCACAAGGAGCAAATCATCACTTATGGACCAATTGTCGTTGGCGGTGTGGCAGCAGGTGCAAAAATGCTGTCAAAACACGCGGTGTTGGCCAAAGAGCAAGATTTGAAGGACTTGTATTGCTATGATCGGAGTCTTGGCCATTATTGGAAGTTGCGTCGGGAACTGACGAATGAAGAATGGCTTGAAATCGACAGGCGAAAGAAAAATGGTGAAAGGCTGAGCGATATTCTTGATGAAATGAAAGTGTTGGATTGACTTAAAGCGAGGAGCTGCAGAGAAATCTGTGGCTCTTTCTTTTTTACAACCCTAATTTCTGTTTTTATCCGTTTTGGACTGTTTTCGTCCGTTTGCATCCGTTTTGGGCTGTTTTGACCCGCGTGAAAAATACTGCCCCTTTTATGGAGAGGAGAGAGTGCGTCCCAAACGTGCTACTCCTCTTTCTTTTTGGAGGAGATTTTTATGCTGGAAAACCGATTCAAAACAAACCTGGTAAGAGAACTCAAAGAGCGCTTTCCGGGCTGTATCGTCCTGCACATTGACCCGACCGAGATTCAGGGAATGCCTGATCTCTTGGTTTTATATCGTGATAGGTGGGCAGCACTCGAAGGTAAGCGCACTGCGAATGCCCCGCATCGGCCGAACCAGGATTACTATGTGAACCTGATGAATCAGATGAGCTATGCGGCGTTCATTTACCCGGAAAATAAGGAGGAGATTCTGAATGACCTTCAACGATCATTCGCGTCTGAGAGGACAGCACGCTTTTCTCAGCGCTAGTAAGTATAGCTGGATCAATTATGATCCCGACAAACTTGCCGTTGTCTATACGAACTTTATGGCCACACAGAAAGGCACCGAACTGCACGAGTTCGCAGCAAAGTGCATCGAACTTGGCCAAAAGCTTCCCCGTTCAAAGAAAACCCTGAATAATTACGTCAACGATGCTATTGGCTTCCGTATGACGCCTGAGCAGGTTCTCTATTATTCTGACAACTGTTTCGGAACGGCAGACTCCATCTGCTTCCGAGATGATATTCTTCGTATCCACGATCTCAAGACCGGAATGATTCCGGCGCACATGGAACAACTGCTGATTTATGACGCACTGTTCTGCCTCGAATATCGAATCAAGCCCGAGAAAATCCAGATCGAGAACCGCATCTACCAGTCCGATGATATTCTCATCGCGAATCCTGGCCCTGATGACATCAATCCGATTATGGACAAAATTCGTGAGTTTGATCCGATCATTGCAAAGCTGAGAATGGGAGTGTGCTGATATGATGAACCCGGTTGAGAAAGATTTGAAGAACTACTTTGGCATCGAGTATGGCGGCGAAGGCGATACACTGGAGCATTATGGCACAAAACGTCATTCTGGCCGCTATCCGTGGGGCAGCGGTGAGACCCCGTATCAGCATTCTGGCGACTTCCTGTCTCGCGTAGATCAGCTGAAGAATAAAGGTATGGTGGAAGGCGAAATCCTCGATGCTATCAACAGCACCCTGCCCGACGATTATAAGCTCGGAGCCACAGAGTTCCGTGTTGCCAAAACCAAAGCTGGTCATGACCGCAAGGCGCAGCAGTGGGACGACATCCAGAAGCTGAAGAAGGAAAACCCTGACATGGGCTGGACTGAGATCGGCCAGAAGCTCGGCCTTCCGGAATCCACCGTTCGCTCTATGTATAAGAACGGTGTCGGCACCAAGAAAGATCAAGCCGAGAAGATTGCTGAAACCTTGAAGAAGGAAGTAGACAAGAAGGGCATGGTTGATGTGTCAGAAGGCACAAATCTGGTTCTCGGTGTATCGGAAGGTAAGATGGATGAAGCCATTTATATTCTGGAAGCAGAGCATGGCTACAAGCGCTATGGCGTCGGCATCAAGCAGCCCACCAACTTCCGTCAGCAGACCAACATCACTGTTCTGGCAAAGCCGGAATATGACCAGAGTTATGCCTATAAGCATCAGGGTGACATCCAGTCTCTGGGCGACTATCATTCTGATGATGGTGGCAGTTCATTTCGCCAGTTGCAGCCTCCTTCGAGTTTAGACTCAAAGCGTGTTGCCGTTCGCTATGGCGATGAAGGCGGTCTTGCAAAGGACGGCGTCATGGAGATTCGCCGTGGTGTGCCTGATCTGGATTTGGGCAATTCCCATTATGCTCAGGTTCGTATCATGGTGGACAACAGCCACTATCTGAAGGGCATGGCCATGTATTCCGACAATATGCCGGATGGTGTGGACATTGTGTTCAACACGAACAAACCTTCTGGTACGCCTAAGATGAAGGTCTTCAAGGAAATCAAGAACGACCCGGGCAATCCGTTTGGCGCAGCCATTACTGCTGAAGGTCAGAGCACTTATGTTGGCAAAGATGGTAAAGAGCATCTTTCTCCCATCAACAAACTGAAGTGGGAAGGCGACTGGGACGATATGTCCAAGAGCGTTTCATCTCAGTTTCTTTCTAAGCAGCCCCTGCCGCTGATTAAGAAGCAGCTTGATCTCACCATGGCCGATTATAAGGCTGAGTACGACGAGATCATGCACTACACGAACCCGACCGTCAAGAAAAAGATGCTGATGGACTTCGCGGAGAAGTGCGATGGCACATCCATGACGCTGAAGGCATCGGCATTTCCCGGTCAGGCAACGAAAGTCATCCTTCCTCTGGACAAGATCAAGGAGACTGAAGCTTACTGCCCTACATATGAGAATGGTACCCAGCTTGCGTTGGTTCGCTATCCTCATGCAGGTACCTTTGAGATTCCGATTGTCACGGTAAACAACAAGAATGCCAGTGGCAAAGCAAATCTCGGTAATGTCCGCGATGCAATCGGTATCAGTTCCAAGGTTGCTGAACGCCTGTCGGGTGCAGACTTCGACGGCGACACCGTTATGGCTATCCCAATGAGCGATAAGGTGCGCATCAACTCCACCGATCCGCTGCCCGGCTTGAAGGGCTTTGACCCGAAGACTTCTTATGCTGTTCCTGAAGGCAATCCCAACAACGTGCGTCTGATGAAGAAGGATGAGAAGCAGAAAGAGATGGGCATCATCTCCAACCTCATCACCGACATGACCCTGCGTGGAGCACCGACCGAAGATTTGGAGCGTGCAGTGCGCCACTCAATGGTCGTTATTGATGCGGAGAAGCACAAGCTGGATTACAAGCGCTCCGAGAAAGAGAACGGTATCCAGGAGCTGAAGCGTAAGTACCAGATTCGTACTGAGGAAGATGGCACTGAAAAGTACGGCGGTGCATCCACCCTGCTGTCCCGACGTAAGCAGACTGTTCGCATTCCTGAACGCCGCGGCAGCGTGCGTATCGACAAGGAAACAGGCAAACCCATCTATAAGGAGAGCGGGCGAACCTACCCCGACAAGAATGGCAAGCAGCGCATTGCAGAGACAGAAGTCAGCCGCATCTCGCTGATGGACGACGTTCGTCCCTTGTCTTCGGGTACGCCCCAGGAAGAACTGTATGCGACCTTCTCCAATTCTCTGAAGGCAATGGCCAACAAGGCACGCAAGGAATCCGTCAACATGAAGGGTATCCAGCGTGACCCGGCAGCAGCCAAGGAGTATGCAGCTGAAGTGGCATCTCTGAACGAGAAGTATCAGGCTGTTCTGGCCAATAAGCCGAAAGAGCGCCGTGCCATGATCATCGCAAACTCCAAAATCAAGGCAATTGTCGAAGCTCGCGGTCTGGACTACAACAATAAGGACGATAAGAAAGAAATCAAGAAGATCTCAAGTGTCGAGATGCAGCGCGCCCGTGAACAGGTTGGGGCTAACAGTAGTAAGACCAAGATCGTCTTCAGCGACCGCGAATGGGAAGCTGTTCAGAAGCACGCAATTTCTGATTCGCTGCTGACAAAGTTCTTGAATTCTTCTGATTCAACTGAAATCGTTAAGCGCGCAATGCCAAAAGCAACTGCAAAGCTTTCGTCTGCAAAACTCAGTAAAGCAAAAGCAATGCTCAACGGCAGATATACGTACGAGCAGATTGCTGAAGCCTGCGGCGTTCCAAAGTCCACGATTTACGATGCTCTGAACAAATAAGGTCGAAAGGAAGAAAAAATTATGGTTCGTTGTTTCATTACTACGGTCGATAATCCTTATGATCCGCACGACCAGTTCGATCAGTGGTATCGTTTTGACTGTGACCACGGCTACAACTCCTGCGGGCTCCTTGCGCGGCTCGCGTACACCTCGGATCAGCTGTCTGATAACGAAAATGCTTATGAAATTGAGCAGGCAATCGATCAAATTATCAAAGCTGATCCTTTGAACCTGTACCGGAAGGTCAAAAAGACCCTTCCCGACAGTGAAAACGGTGACAACGCTGCTTAAACAGAACGTTTAGACAGGGGGAGGGGGTCTGAAAAATCCACCCCCTCCCTAAATCGCGCCGGTCTTTGATATTTCCCCGGAGGTAAAATTGATATTTGGGCTTTGGGTGTAGACAGAGCCGGGTATTGGATTTTCTGCTCTGATTGTTTTGGCAATCAGAGCTTTTGTAAGGGCTTATGGGATAGTGTTCTGACACCTCCTTTCAAATGGCTTGCTTTTTGGGTTTTACGGCATCATGATTTCTCCTTTACCTTCATGAAAACATTCTCTCTAACAGCTCCCATAAGCCTTTACAAAAGCTAAAAGTGCAGAAAAGTATTGCAAAAGTCGTTCAAAGTCAACGCAAAGTGCTCAAAAGCGGCACGAAAGTTAATAGAAGTGACGATAAACCCGTACGAAAGAGAATAAAAAGACAAAACTCGAAAAGAGGATGACGATGAAATTTCGAAAGAAGCCTGTTGTGATCGAGGCATTTCAGCTCGGCATCGACAATATGCCCGACTGGTTCACGGATGCCGTTGCGAAGAATGACATCATTCTGCACGGACAGAGTTCCGGCTTTTATCACGCACATGATACGAATGCCGACATTAAAACGCTTGAAGGCTGGCATCATGCGAATTATGGCGACTATGTGATCCAGGGAATCAAGGGTGAAATTTATCCCTGTAAGCCTGATATCTTCGAGAAAACATATGAGGCGGTTACCCGGTAACACGGATCCGCCCGAAAGGAATGAAAACGCATGAAGACAAGAAAGGTCTCATCTGGCGAGGATGTCGGAATGCGGCCGGCATTGTCTCCGGAGGCGAGAGAGAACCAGATGATCTCTCTGACAATGGATCTGGTTGAAAAGCGGCTGCGGGAAGGCACTGCTTCCTCAGCTGAAACGACTCATTTCCTTAAACTGGCCACGTTTAAGTCAGAACTGGAGAAAGAGAAGCTGGAAGAAGAAAACAAACTTCTGCGGGCAAAGACCGAAGCACTGCAGGCGGCGAAGAACACCGAAGAAATGTATGCCGAAGCCATCAAGGCCATGCGGGTGTACAACGGACAGGACGAGGAGGACGACAGCAATGACTGGACTTGAGAAAGTTTGCTTCTGGCTGATGGCAGCACTGCCGTGGCTTCAGCTGGCGTGTATTCTTACGGACAGAGAACAACCAACAAGCACACGCTACTGGTGGTATCTGCCTCCGAGTATTCTGTCGCTTCTGACGGCCATCGCGGTTGGACTCCCAAGGATCATTGATAAGCGGATCGGCGGGTTCGGATGCTGGTGTACACTGATCTTTACATTTGAGTGTGTTTGCCATGACGAAGCGGGAGGCCTTGAGAACCTGCATGGCAAACTGATCTGTCTTTCAATAATCTGCACGGCATTTGCCATGGTCTTCTGGTGTATTGGGTACTGAGCATATGGACAGGAAGACATACTCTGAGCTTTGCCAGTATGCGACCTTTGAAGACCGTTTCCACTATTTGCAGCTGCACGGTACGGTTGGATACGATACTTTTGGCTTTGACCGATATCTGAACCAGAGCTTTTACCAGTCGAGAGAATGGCGGCAGTTCCGGGACAAAATCATTGTACGGGATGCGGGATGCGATCTTGGCTGTCCTGACCGCGAGATCACGGATTGGGTGATACAAAACGGCAAACCCGTCCGGCCGCGTATTATTATCCACCATCTGAACCCGCTGACGAAAGAGGATGTGATCGGGCACACGGATGCACTGCTTGACCCGGAGAACGTGATCTGTGTGAGTGACCGGACGCATAAAGCCATCCACTACGGGGATGACACGATTCTGAAGCCTATGTACACAGAGCGAAGACCGGGCGACACGTGTCCATGGAGGAAATGAGATGTATCCTGTACGAAAGTTTGATCTCGTGGAATCTGCTTACAGCAGCAGTCTGCGGGTGAAGATGTCGCAGGCAGAAGAAATGATCCGGAGAATCTCACCGAGCAGGGAGCGCAGCCTTGCTCTGACAAAACTGGACGAAGCGCTGTTCTGGGCAAACGCAGCCATTGCGGCCGGAAATGTGATGGATCATGAAGAATAATGCCGTTTATCCGGGTCTGAAAATCGAACCTGCTTTTGGAGAAGAAGGCTGTTATGTCAGCTTCTGGATGTCTTCCGATGAATGGAAAGCGTTAAAGAAACTCGGATTGAAAAAGCGCCTTGCTAAGAGATTTGAGCTCACTGGTACAACTCTTTATGCAGATAATACCCCGTATGCGAAAGAATTACGGTTCTTTGTGAAAGGCTCTGAGTGGTCTGGATTTGAAAGTTCACGACTGTTCCGGGAGTTAGCGGCTTATGCTGAACTCCTGCATCGGGAAAAAGAACATATGCATACTGTGCTCCATGAGCAGGAATGCAAAGCGGAAACTGCGCAGAAGCACGGACGATGGTGCCATCCAGCTTGGTTTCAATCGCTTTGGGCTCGAGCAAGCAAATTAGTCCATCGTATCTGATGTCAATGATTGTCAGCGGACAAGTCGAAGTATTGCTGAAACAGAGCAGAAACTGGGATTCGGTGCAAAAGGCGCGATAATCTATAACGTCAGCAGAATAGGATTCGCGTTCTTTCAAATAGGTTCTGATTGCAATGGCAATCGACAACCCGAGACTGAGAATGCTGATGACAATCGAAACGATTTCCATGATAACACTTCCTTTCTGCGCTTTAGTATAACGTAGAAGGAAGAACACAGCAAGAAGGAGAAATTAAAAATGAACAAGGGCGAGACCTATCTGGACGCCTACAAGAAGTGGGACAATATGTGCATCATGGACTAAGGAGATAAACAATGGACAGTATACTGACCTCGGTAAAGAAGCTCCTTGGCCTGACCGAGGAGTATACGGCATTTGACCCGGACCTTATCATGCATATCAACAGTGTGCTGATGATCCTGCGGCAGATGGGCGTGGGCCCGGCGGGCGGTTTTTCCATCAGCGATGCGACGGCGACATGGAGCCAGTACATGGCGGACGGCCCGGACATCGAGGCGGTGAAGAGCTATGTGGCACTAAAGGTGAAGCTGCTGTTTGACCCGCCGCAGTCGAGCACTGTGATGGAGGCCGTCAAGAACCAGATCAGCGAACTGGAATGGCGGCTGTATGTGATGTGCGACAAGGAGGAGAAGTAATGCGAACTTTACCGTTTGCCGTCGAGGGGCAGACCCTGCGCAAGGACGGCGACTTTGGCGGCATCATCTCCGGGAGCAAGGGGTATCTGCGGTGTCGGCTGAAGATCGCGGACAATGACTGGCTCTACGCCAAGAAGGTGCTGGTGTTCAACGACGAATACGCCATGGCTGTGAACGCGGACTTTGAGTGCATGGTGCCGGACGAAGTGACCGACGGTAGGAGCTTCAAGGTGCAGCTGATCGGCCAGACCGGCAAGACCCGCATGAAGACGAACCCGGTACTGATCGAGCAGGTGACGTGATGGCAAGTGTGGAAGATGTGCTGGCCAGCATGGCCGAGCCGAACCGGGAGGAAGAAGAACTGTGCTTTGTCATTGACAAGGACTTCCGACTCATTTCGGTGCCGGAGCGCAGTGCAGTGCTGGGCGTGGAAGGCGACAAAGACGTGAATCTGGTCCGCTTTCGGATGCCGCGCTACTACCGTGGGACCGACCTTTCGGATTTTACCATCGAAGTACATTATGACAATGCTGAAGGCGAACGCGGGATTGTCCCGACCACGGACAAGACCGTGAGCGAAGATGCCGTACGGTTCACCTGGGTGGTGGGCAAAGACGTGGTGTCGTCGAAAGGCACAGTGCGGTTTACAGTGTACTGTGTGAAGAAGGACACAGACGGCACCATTGAACAGGCGTTTGGGACGACTGTTGGAACTGGAGCGAGTCTGGAAGGGCTTGGCAGTGACGAAAACTGAAAGAGGGGGATGGAATGGCGACGGTAGACGAACTGCTGGCGGCGGAAACGACCGAGAGCGACGACGAGCTTTCGTTTCTCATTGACGAACATCTGCGCATCATCACCGTCCCTGAGCGGGGCGTCGTGCTGGGTGTGGAAGGCGATAAAGATGTGAACCGGGTACGCTTTCGCATGAACCGGTACTATCACGGGAGCGACCTCTCAAGTTTCCAAATCCGTATCAACTATCAAAATGCGGAGGGAGACGTGAACTACTTCACAGTAAGCGAAAAGACCGTGGACACGGACACCTTCAGCTTTATCTGGACAGTGGCAGCAGACGCGGTGATGACGAAGGGCAACGTGTTCTTTGTGGTGAACTGCTTCACGGCCGACAGCACCGGCGTGGTGCAGAAGGCATATCACACGACCCTTGGTACGGCCAGCGCACTCGAAGGCCTTGAGGTGGACGTAGAAGGCAACCAGCCGCAGATCGTTGACTTTATGAGTCAGCTGAAGAATGAGCTGACCGTTCATGCCGGAGCCATGCTGCAGCAGATGAACGAGTATGCCAAAGCGGCAGAGAGCTCCAAAACGGCTGCGTCGAGCTATGCTGGTGCTGCCGAAACAAATGCCGCCAGTGCAGCAAAGAGTGCCACCGCAGCAAAGGCCAGTGAGAGCAATGCCAAAACGTCCGAAACGGAGTCGGCCAAAAATTTGCAGGCCACCAAAGAATACTTCGAACAGGTGCGCACCATCACCATCGGCGCACAGGGCTGGTATGCTACGCCGGAAGCACTCAAAGAAGCTGTTCCCATCGGTGAAAATGGCTGGTGGGCAGTGGTCGGCACGACCGACACCATCTGGACGTGGGACAGCGACACCGGCGCATGGGTCGACACCCGCAAAGAGGTGGACCTGTCCGACTATCTGACCCAGACGCAGATTAAAGCACTACTGGCCGGTTACATGCCCCTACGCCCCGCCACTTCTACCGTGCTGGGCGGCGTTAAGGTGGGCGGCGGTCTGAGCGTGGCGGCAGACGGCACGCTGAGCACCAACATTGTGGTGAGCACCGCAGAGCCGCCCGCAGACCTGAGCGCGTACCCGGACGGCACGCTGTGGATCGTCTACAAAGACACTGCATCAGACGAGGCGGTGGACGACACGGACATCCACATGCCAGCAGACGAGACCGGCGGCACCGATACAACCGACACCGCAGAGCCGCCGGTGCTGGTGGACGCGGACGGCGTGCCGGAGGAGGGCTGACCATGAGCGGATACATCCTGACCGGGGGCAGCCGCAAAAAGGTCGAGTCCCTGCGCACCATCGCGGGCGGCGCGGCACGCACAGCGGACAAGGCATACGCCCTGACCGGCGGCATGGCAAGGCTGTGGTATCAGCGCGGCACGCCGCTGGGCAATTACGATGTAGGCAGCACCGTCAAAATCGCCGTGGGTGGAAAAGATTACGATTGGCTGGTGGTGCACCAGGGCCTGCCCGGCAGTATGTACGACACGAGCTGCAACGGGGTGTGGCTGCTGATGAAGGATATTTACGAGAAACGTGAGTGGGGTAGCGGTGATTACAATAATTACTATAACAGTACAATCCACTCATATCTGAATAATACATTCTTAAATTTATTTAAATCGAACATTAAGGATGCAATTAAGCAGGTAAAAATTCCATACCGTGGCGGGAACGGTTCTTCGAAGACGGTTATGAGTGGTCCAAATGGAATTTCTACAAAAGTTTTTCTTCTTAGCGCGAGTGAACTGAGTTTTAACTTTTCCTATATGCCAACCGCTGAAGGCGCAGAATTGACGTACTTCAAAGGCTGTGCGAACGATGGCCCGGATTCCAAACGAATAGCAAAACTTAATGGGTCTTCTATTGTTTGGTGGTCGAGGTCTCCATATTGCAATAGCTCCTATGCAGGAAATAGAAAGCTGGTTGTTGATACGATTGGGGATTGGAGACATAAAGGTCAAGAATCAAATGGCGTCCGCCCCTGCATGATTTTGCCGCCGTCCACGCTGGTGGACGACACTGGGCATATTATTGTAGCAGATGACCCGCGCACACCGCTTGGATGGTATAGCGTAGGCAGCACCATTAAGATGGACATCAATGGAAATAAGCGCGTATGGCGTATTGCTTACAAAGGAAACCCGAATCCGAATCTTTACGACGAAAGCTGCAATGGCGTATGGTTGGTGCTGAACACGATTTACTCCACACGAGCCAATGGAAGTGATTGCCAATATGCTGGCGGAATCATTGACACATACCTGAATGGTACATTCCTTGGGCGAATCGACAAAAACGGAAACGCTGCAAAGTATATCAAAGACGTCAAAATCCCTTATGCAAAGAAGCTTGCGGACGGAAGCTGGGAAGCACAGACGAAAGAAAACGGACTGCCATGTAAGGTGTTTCTGCCGAGTGTCTTTGAAATTGGAGGTGCGGAAAACGCAAGCATCTACAAAGACGGCTCTGCGCTCGGTTATTATGACGGTTCACCATCGACATTGACCCTGAAGCAGAGCGGAACGCCTGCGGCGTGGAGGACAAGAACTGTCACATCGGACGCACAATCCGAATTTTCTGTTGGTGCAAGCGGAACAATTACGACCTGTGCACCAACGGATGTAATCGGTGTTGTGCCCTGCGTAATTATGAGACCTGATGCGCTGGTAGAAAATGGTATCATTATAGGTGAATAAGCGAAACTAAAACTTCTGTAAACCTTTGAAAGGAAAAATTCAAAATGGCACTCTCGAACACGGCAACGCCGATCTACTACGGCCGGTTCCGGGAGGCCGTGATGCGCGGGGAGATCCCTGTTTGCAGAGAGATCAGCATGGAGATGAACCGGATCGACGACCTGATCGCGAACCCGGGCGTTTACTATGATGACAAGGCCATGGACGGCTTTGTGAAATTCTGCGAACGGGAGCTGACCCTGACGGATGGCACGGACCTGAAACTGCTGGAGACTTTCAAGCTATGGGCCGAGCAGATCTTCGGGTGGTACTACTTTGAGGAACGCACCGTCTACAAACCGAACCCGGACGGACACGGCGGCCACTACGAGCAGAAGCGCATCAAGCACCGATTGGTTCGAAAGCAGTACCTGATCGTGGCGCGCGGTGCGGCAAAGAGCATGTACGACAGCTGCATCCAGCAATACTTTCTTTCCGTAGACGGGTACACCACCCAGCAGATCACCACAGCGCCCACCATGAAACAGGCAGAAGAAGTCCTCTCACCAGTGCGCACAGCGATCGCGCGGGCGAGAGGACCTCTTTATCGTTTTATGACGGAAGGCAGCCTGCAGAACACGACGGGTGCTGCTTCCGGCAGGGTGAAGCTGGCCAGCACGAAGAAGGGCATCGAAAACTTCCTGACCAACAGCCTTTTGGAAATTCGGCCCATGAGCATCGACAAGCTGCAGGGCCGGAGAGACAAGGTGGCAACAGTAGACGAGTGGCTCAGCTGCCCCATCCGGGAAGACCCCATTGGTGCCATCGAGCAGGGCAGTTCGAAGGTGAACGATTACCTGATCGTGGCGACCAGCAGCGAGGGCACGGTGCGCAACGGCTGCGGCGACTCCATCAAAATGGAATTGATGAGCATCCTGAAAGGGGATTACGTCAACCCGCATGTGTCCATCTGGTACTACAAGCTGGACAGCATTGAAGAAGTGAACGACCCGTCGATGTGGGTGAAGGCGAACCCGAACCTGGGGCTGACCGTGAGTTACGAAGCCTACCAGCTGGACGTGGAACGCGCCGAAAAAGCACCGGCAAGCCGGAACGACATTCTGGCCAAACGCTTCGGCATCCCGATGGAAGGGTACACCTACTTCTTCCCCTACGAGGAGACGCTGCCACACCGGCACCGGGACTTCTGGCAGATGGCCTGTGCCATGGGGGCGGACCTCTCGCAGGGTGACGACTTCTGCGCCTTTACCTTTCTGTTCCCAATGGATCACGGCTACTTTGGCGTGAAGACACGGGACTACATCACGAGCTACACCCTCTCGAAACTGCCGCAGGCCATGCGCCAGAAGTATGACGAGTTCATGCGGGAGGGGACACTGGTCATTATGGAAGGTACGGTGCTGGACATGATGGAAGTATACGACGACCTGGATGCCTTCATCGAGAACAGCGGGTACGACGTGCGTGCCTTTGGCTACGACCCCTACAACGCAAAGGACTTTGTGGAGCGGTGGGCGCGGGAAAACGGCGAGTATGCCATCGAGAAGGTGATTCAGGGCGCAAAGACCGAAAGCGTGCCGCTTGGTGAGCTGAAGAAGCTGAGCGAACAGCGGAAACTGCTCTTTGACGAAGCACTGATGCAATTCGCTATGGGAAACTGCATTACCCTGGAAGACACAAACGGCAACCGCAAGCTTCTGAAACAACGATATGACCAGAAGATCGATGCGGTTGCCGCTATGATGGATGCGTATGTAGCTTATAAGGTGAACCGGGATGCGTTTGAATGATTATACCTTCTGATAAACACTGCCATCAGGACGAAGGTAGAGCTCCAACGGTTGAGAAGGCTGTTTCAGTGAGGTACACATCAAAGCAAATAGAGGCGGCTCTGCCTGAGTGCTTAATGTGTTATATGTCTTCAGCACTTCAGCTTCGATTTGAGAGACGGAATTCTTACCAAAGTGCTTGTTTTCATCCTTTTCGATTTTTTGCGAAACCTTATCTGCTGCTGTTTTTAATGCACCAATCATGCGATTTTGCGTAAGAGCAAATAGCGGTTTGGCGTCTGCTTCCAGATTTGCGAGATAAGATTCGTTCCAGTTTTGCGAATAGTAGGTTTCCATGATCCCGCTGATTGCATAAAGCTGAGAGGCAAGATCAACACCCTGCTTGCTCTGCAAAACGATTTGAGCCTGGCTCTCATTTGATTTTCCAGCGACCGCACTTTCAAGCTGCTCGGTATAAAACTCTATGTCGGCGATTGCTTTCGTTTTTGCACGCTGGAGATTTCCGATCGTTGCAATACGCTGAGCATCATTGAGCATGATGGTTGAATAATTCGCCAATGCGTATTTCACAAACGTCAGTTCGGAGAGAAGCTCCGTGCGCTTTGAGGTTTGCAGAAATGCAAGAAGGTCATCAAGCTTCTTATTGACTTCGGTGAGTTTTGAACTGATGTCAGCAAGAAAATACTGCCCCGTTGCGAAAGACGCAATGCTGAATGCCTGAAAAGCGGCCACCGATGCAGGATCAACTCGGTAGAGCGAGGCGGTTCCTACAAAATGTCCGGTGGCATCTTTCATGACAGCAGACTGGCCGCCCTGATGCAAGTTCATAAGAGAGCCCTGAATACCTTTGGGAAACCGGAGAACATAAGTGCTTGATGCAGCTTCCGCCGCAAGCTCAGCTGGGACAAGCTGAAGAAGGGAATTGGCTGCAAGCCCGGCCTGCTCCGGAAACTCAACTTTACGGAAACGAGCTGTGTCGCCAAAGTCAAGCGGGGTATTGCAAGAAGCGACTTCGCAGCCGACAGACCGGAGAGGGAACATTTCGGATTCGGACATATTCAAACCTCCTCATTACCCAAAAATGTAATCGTGATAGGAGACGACGATTTCGGTGTCCAGCGGGTACCATTCGCCCTTCGTGAAGGACGGTGCGCCGTCAACGGTGACCTCGATAAGTTCGTACTGGGAGTGCTTATTGCCTAAAATCAGGTCATGCTTTGGTTGATCGACCACATTGGTGAAGCCTGCATCTTTCAGCGCTTTGATAATATCTCGAGCATCGTCGTCTTCGGAAAAATCCGGCATTTTCACTTCGCCCATGGCGAGGTGCGATGCAGCGATTTCCTCGTCTTTCAGGCGGGCAAGTTCTGCCTGATGGGCGGCGAGGGCTCGGCTATTGTTCGCATGGTTGGCGGCTGCAGAAAAGCCAAAGGCCAGAAGAACGACGCAAATTGCAATGCCGATCAGCGTTTCCTTCTGATGGGTACGGCAATATTTAAGAATCTTCTTTTCGCAGGCATTCCACTTCCGGGAAAGTTCTTCATTACGGGCACGGGCACATTCCGCACGGCGCTGCGCATTTTCATAAGACTGGCGCTGTGCTTCACGAAGATTTTCCTCAATCATACGCTGCTGCTGTTCTTCCATGCGGCGCTGATGGTCTTTTGCGGCGCGATATTCCTCAACCGGAGTGGCAAAAATGTTAATGACACGGCTCAGATTGTCCGCGTTTTTACTTTTAGCCTCATCGACAATACGCTCAATATGCTCAGACTTTGAGTAATTGTAGTTGACATTGATGTTTATCTTGACCTTGGCACCGCAACAAGGGCAGATGACCTGATTCTGATTCTCGGCAAGAAGCTGCGCACCGCAGGCGGGGCAGATGATGGTTTCTGACATGGCGATTCCCTTTCCTCACAACAATTGCTAACAGAAACAGTATAGCACGGAAATGGGGATAAAAGCAATAAAAAGTAAAAGAAGATGAAAAACGCAGAAGGGAGGGATGAGATGAGACGACAGGATGAACTCTGGCACTGGGGCATCAAAGGCATGAAATGGGGCGTGCGCCGCTACCAGAACAAGGACGGCACCCTGACCACTGCCGGAAAGAAGCACTACGGCGAAGATGGCGCAGACGGCGCAAACACTGGGACCGAAGCAACAGAGTATGCTCCGAAGGTGTCCAAGAAGAAAGTCAGCGACTACTCGGACGAGGAGCTGCGGGCCCAGATCAACCGGATGCAGATGGAGAAGCAGTACCGTGACCTTTCCGGCCAGACGAACGTGCGCGAGGACGACCCGAACCGGGAGCTGAAACTGCAGCGGGAACACTTGCAGCTGCAGCGGGACGTGAAAAGCCTGAAGAAGGAGATCAACGGCGGGCAGACCTTCGTGAAGACCGTGTTCAACACGGCAGGGCAGCAGGCGCTTTCCACCATGATGAAAGGTGCTATGCTGTACGCCGGAAAACAGGCGGTGACGAACATTCTGGGCAACCCGGACCTTGCGAACGCGATGGCCACGGGCAGCGTGGGCGGACAGAACACCGACAAGAAGAAAGACAGCTGATACCGGGAGAAACTCTCTCACCGCCACAGTCTGGCTGCGCCAGAGCTATGACGGAGCTCTCCCGAGGGGGGAGAGCCTTTCTTAAAGGAAGGAAAATCAAAATGGAAACAGAAATGAGTTTTGGTTCCCGGCTGAAGCACGCCTGGAACGCTTTTCTGAACCGGGACCCTCCCCCGAACTTTGGAGGATATGCAGGCGGTTACAGCTACCGGCCTGACCGGGTGCGGCTGACGCGGGGAAACGAACGGACGTTCGTGACCAGTGTATACAACCGCATCTCGATGGACTGCAGCGCCATCACGATACAGCATGTAAGGCTCGACGAAAATGGCCGATTTGATTCAGTCATCGACTCGGGCCTTAATTCTTGCCTGAACCTCGAAGCAAACCTGGACCAGACGGGCCGGGGCCTTGTGCAGGACATTGTGATGAGCATGCTGGACGAAGGCGTGGTGGCCGTGGTGCCGGTGGAAACGAACTACGACCCCAGCCAGAGTGACAGCTACAAAATCTACTCCATGCGGGTGGGCAAAGTGCTGGAATGGTACCCCGAGCATGTGCGGGTGCGGCTTTACAACGACAAGACTGGGCAGAAAGAGGAGCTGGTCCTGCCGAAAAAGACTGTGGCTCTGATCGAGAACCCATTCTACGCCATCATGAACGAGCCGAACAGCACGATGCAGCGCCTGATCCGCAAGCTGAGCTTACTCGACGTGGTGGACGAGCAGGCAGGTGCAGGGAAGCTGGACCTGATCATTCAGCTGCCCTACGTTGTGAAAAGCGACGCACGCCGGGAGCAGGCCAACAAGCGCCGGCAGGAGATCGAAGACCAGCTCCGCGACTCGAAATACGGAATTGCGTGGACGGACGGCACCGAGCGGGTGACACAGCTGAACCGCAGCCTTGAAAACAACCTTCTGAAGCAGATCGAATACCTGACGAACATGTTTTACAGTCAATTGGGTATTACCCTCGAGATCATGAACGGGACGGCAGACGAGGCGGCGATGACCAACTACTACAACCGGATCGTGGAGCCCATCGTCAGCGCGATCGTGGACGAGATGAAGCGGAAGTTCCTGACCAAGACCGCCCGCGGCCAGCGGCAGAGCATTCTGTTCTTCCGCGACCCGTTCAAGCTGGCACCCATTGGCACGGTGGCCGAGATGGCAGACAAGTTCACCCGCAACGAGATCATGAGCTCCAACGAGTTCCGGCAGGCCATTGGTCTGAAACCCTCGAAGGACCCGCGGGCGGACGAGCTGAGCAACAAGAACCTGAACCAGAGCACCGACCAGATGCAGAACCCTACCGCCATGGCAGGCGGCAAGGAGACTGTAGACAGGCTTTTGGCAAGGGAGAAAGATTCTTAACGGAATCTTGAGGAAGGAGATTTAAGAAATCAAAATGGCGAAGAAATTCGACTACGATTTTTCCGGCTATGCAACGAAGGCGAACACCCTGTGCTATGACGGACTGACCATCGCACCGGACGCCTTTAAGGGCGACGACGGACGAAAGGTGCCGGTGGTGTGGAACCACGACCACTCGGACCCGGAGCATGTGCTGGGGCACGCCCTTTTGCAGAACCGGAAAGACGGCGTTTATGCCTATGTGAAGATGAACGACAGCCCCAGCGGCCAGAGCGCACTGGAAGCTGTGCGCAGCGGCGACATTGATGCCATGAGCATCTTTGCAAATGGACTGAAGAAAGCAGGCCAGACCGTGATGCACGGTGTGATCCGGGAGCTGAGTCTGGTGCTGGCGGGCTGCAACCCGGGCGCGGTGATCGACGAGATCGTGGAGCACAGCGCGGATTACAACGCAGAGGAAGGCGAGGAAGCCTTTATCTATACGGACGGCGGGATCAGCCTGAAGCACGGACTTGACCCCGACGACACCCCTTTGGACGAGGAGGAAGACAACATGGCACAGGCAGGCGGTAAGACGCTGGAAGAAGTGTACAACAGCATGACCCCCGAACAGCAGGAGTGCTGCTGCGCACTGGTGGGCATGGCAAAAAAAGGCCTTGACGAAGACGACCCCAATGCAGAGGCCAACAACGACAAGGATGATGAAGACAAGGAGGACGAAACCGTGAAGCACAATGTTTTTGACAACGACAAGGACCAGGGCGTGCTGAAGCACAGCATGGACGAGATCAACAAGGTGGTGAAGACCGCCAAGACCTGCGGCACTATGAAGGCTGCTTTTGCAAATGCCGGCATTGAGGACAGCGAAGTGAACGCCCTGTGGCACGGCATTGACAACATCGACTGGCTGTTCCCGGAAGATCGCCTGCTGGACACCCCGCCCCGCATCATTGACAAGCCTGACGACTGGGTGAGCGTGGTAATGGGCGGCGTGAAGCACATCCCGTTCAGCCGCTTCAAGAGCCTGTTTGCGGACCTGACCGAGGACGATGCACGTGCCAAGGGCTACCTGAAGGGCAACTACAAGACCGAAGAGGTATTCGGCCTGCTGCGCCGCTCCACCGGCCCGACCACGGTGTACAAGAAGCAGGAGCTGGATCGCGACGACGTGATCGACATTACCAGCTTTGACGTGGTGGCATGGCTGCGCAACGAGATGCGCTACAAGCTGAACCGTGAGCTGGCACTGGCCTACATTCTGGGCGATGGCCGCATGGCAGCAAGCCGCGACAAGATCGACGAGAACTGCATCCGCCCGGTGTTCAACGATGCCGACCTGTTTACCATCAAGGTACAGGTGAAGACCACCGGCATGACCACCGTGGAGGACAAGTACAAGGCCTTTATCAAGCAGGCCATCCGTGCCCGCAAGGACTACCGCGGCAGCGGCACCCCGACCATGTTTACCACTGAGGATGCCCTGACCGAGATGCTGCTGCTGGAAGACGGCATGGGCCGCCAGCTGTACACGGACGAGGCCGCACTGGCCCGCAAGCTGCGCGTTGCCAAGATCGTGACCATTCCCGAAATGGAAGGCCGCAAGGGTGCCAAGGGCGGCAATCTGGCTGCCGTGATCGTGAACCTGGCCGACTACACCGTGGGTGCGGACAAGGGCGGTGCCGTGAGCATGTTCGATGATTTTGACATCGACTTCAATGCACAGAAGTACCTGATCGAGACCCGCTGCTCCGGTGCACTGACCAGCCCCTACAGCGCTATGGCCATTGAGTGGGCTGCTTAAAAAGGAGGTAAACCGATATGCTGAAACCCTGTTACGAGACCGGCTATGACCTGCATGTGGCAAACTACATTGCCTACGCAAATGAGGGCAAGCTGTACGAGGATGCCGACCACAAGACCGAGGCTGCGCAGGAAGACTGCGAGAAGGCCTTTAAGCTGGGCCGACTGATGATCGATAACAGCACCGAGCTGTGCCAGGCGGTGGCAAAGACCAGCGCAGGCTTTGTGACCTACGACGGCAAGACTGCTGTGACCTACACCGCCAAGGCCTGATTCTTCAGGCTTTGAGGTTAGTATAAACTAATCAAAATGGAGTGAAGGTGCGCTATGAGCAAGTGGTTTGGAAAGCTGGGATTTGTTGAGACCCAGGAGACAGAGCCGAGTGTCTACTCGGAGATCGTGACAGAGCGTGACTGTTACGGCGATCTTGTGCGGAACACGCGCAGAATCCAGTCCGGCGACAAGGTGAACGATGATATCAGCCTTGCGAACACGCTAAGCGTCATCGCAGACCCTTACATTCAGGAGCACTTTTGCGATCTCCGGTATGTGACGCTTTACGGAGGAAAATGGAAAGTGACAGACGTGACGGTGGATTACCCGCGTCTGACCCTGACACTGGGAGGGCTGTATCATGGCAGTGAAGCTCAGTGAACGGCGAATGGCGCTGGACAAGTATCTGCGTGCCATCGTGAAGAAACGATGCGGCAGTGAAAACGTCTACTACCAGCCCCCGGCAAATCTGCGGATGAAGTACCCCTGCATCTGCTACGAACTTTCCAAAATTCGCAGCAGGGATGCAGACGACCGGGTATATCGGCAGACCTTTCATTACACCGTGACAGTGATCGACACAAAACCGGACAGCGAAATGACGGCGGCCATGGGCGAGCTTGCAAAGGCTTCTCATGACCGCCAATTTATTTCGGACAACTTATACCACGACGTATTCAGCGTGTGGTACTGACACCTATTTATAAAGGAGGATAAAACCTATGAAAATCAAATGGGATGAAGACGGCAAGCGCAAGTTCCATGCCGGTGTTTCGCATGGCGTGGTTTACCCCAAGGCCGATGGCGAGGGCTACGACAATGGCGCTGCATGGAACGGCCTGACCGGCGTGACGGAAAGCCCCAGCGGCGCAGAACCTACCGACCTGTGGGCTGACAACATGAAGTACGCCCGCCTGATCTCCGGCGAGGACTACGGCTTTACCATTGAATCCTATATGTACCCGCCCGAGTTTGAACCCTGCGACGGTCTGGGCAGTCCTGTGAAGGGCGTGCGCATCGGCCAGCAGAAGCGCAAGGCATTCGGCTTTACATGGCAGACCAAGGTGGGCACCGATGAGGACCCGGACAAGGGCTATATCATCCATGTGGTGTGGAACGCCACCGCAAAGCCTGCGGAAAAGACCCACGAGACCATGAACGACAGCCCGGATGCCGAGACCTTCAGCTGGGAGTGCGATACCGTGCCTGTGAACATTGCAGACCTGAAGGCTGCGGCGGTGGCAGAGTTTGACAGCACTGAGCTGACCGCAAAGCAGATGAAGGCCGTGGAAGACCTGCTGTACGGCACCGAGAGCGCCGAGGCAACTCTGCCCAGCCCGGACGAGCTGCTGGCCGCAGTGAAGGCTGCTGTGTAAGCCCGGAAAAATTCAAAATGAAGTAAAGGAGAAACCATCATGGTTAAGAAAACCATTACCTACACCGACTACGACGGCACCGAACGCACCGAGGATTTCTACTTCAACCTGAGCGAAGCGGAGATCACCGAGATGCAGCTGAGTGTGGAGGGCGGCATGCGCGGCTACATTGAGAAGATCGTCGCCGCAAAGAGCCAGCTGGAGCTGGTGAAGCTGTTCAAGGACATTCTGCTGCGCAGCTACGGCAAGAAAAGCCTGGACGGCCGCCTGTTTGTGAAGAACGAGGCCAACACCGCCGAATTCGTGGCAAGCCCGGCCTACAGCATCATCTACATGGAGCTTGTGACCGACACGGCTGCCGCCACCAAGTTCGTGAACGGCCTGATCCCGGCAGGCGCGCAGAACCCCGCCATGGCTATGGCTGCAACCGCAAACGCACTGCCCGCACTGAATCAGGGTTGATAAGACCCGCCCCATACGGGGCAGAGGCTGACCGGGAATTTTCCGGTTAGCCTTTATTTTTTTGTCTGAACAAAGACACACATTTGAAAAACAGGGAGAGTGAAAGGATGCTTGAGATCAAAGTACCCGGCGACGAGCGCTGGGACGCCCGGAACAATGTATTTGTCTACGACAAGCCCGCTGTTCTGCGGCTGGAGCACAGCCTGCTCTCCCTGTCCAAATGGGAAAGCAAGTGGCACAAGCCGTTTCTCGACGAGTCGAAGCCGAAGACACCGGCGGAAACGCTGGATTACATCCGGTGCATGACCCTGACACAGGGTGTAGACCCCAGTGTCTACGACCGGCTGACGCGGGAGAACATGGCGGCCATTCAACGATATATGGCGGACCCGATGAGCGCAGCGACCTTCAAGGAGCGCAAAGGCGGGAAGAAACGAGCCCGGTACCAGAGTGCAGAGACTTTTTATGCCGCCATGGCAAGCTACGGCATTCCGTTCAGCTGCGAAAAGTGGCATCTGAACCGGCTGCTGGCGCTGATCCGGGCCTGCGGCGAAGAAAACATGCCGCCCGAGAAGATGGGCAGGCGGGAGCAGGCCGCGCACATCCGGGCACTGAACGCTCAGCGGAGAGCGAAGATGCACTCGAGGGGGTGAGGACCCTCTCACCGCTCCGTCTGGCAAATGCCAGCGCGTCGCGGAGCTCTCCCAAAGGGCGAGCCATGCTTAGAGGAAGAAAAATAGGAGATTTTTTCATGTCAAAGGTGATCTCGATCCGGCAGAAAGGCGACTTTAAGAAAAGCCTGACCTTTTTCAGCCATGTGAAAAGCTGGAGCGTAAAGCCCATCCTGGAAAAATATGGGAAGCTTGGGGTGGAGCGGCTGTACGAAGCCACACCGAAAGCAACCGGAAAGACAGCGGCGAGCTGGAGCTACGAAATCAAAATGGACAAGACCGGGGCGACCCTTTGCTGGAAAAACGCGAACATCGTGGACGGCGTGCCGATCGCGGTCATTTTACAATACGGACACGGAACAAGAAACGGAGCCTATGTGCAGGGAGTGGACTACATCAACCCTGCGCTGGGTCCTGTTTTTTGTGCTCTGGCCGATGAACTGTGGAAGGAGGTAAAGAGCCTTTGAGTCAGGAAATTGACGAGCGCGTGGTAGAAATGCGGTTCGACAACGCGCAGTTCGAACGGAATACCCGGCAGAGCATCAAGACCCTGAACGCGCTGAACGAAAGCCTGAAGCTGGAAGGTGCCGAGAAAAGCTTTGAGAAAATTGAAGACGCATCGGCAAAAGTGGACTTTGACAAGATGCAGAGTGCACTGGAAAGCCTGAACAGCAAGTTCTCGGCGGTGGAAGTGATGGGCGTGACCGCATTGATGCGCATCACGAACCAGGCCATGGACACCGGAGAAAAGCTGGTAAAGAGCCTTTCCATCGACCAGGTGACCAGCGGCTGGAACAAATACGCCCAGAAGACTGCCAGCGTCCAGACCATCATGAACGCAACGGGCAAGAGCATCACGAAAGTGAACGGGTATCTTGAAAAGCTGATGTGGTTCTCGGACGAGACCAGCTACGGCTTCACGGACATGACGAGCGCCCTTTCGACCCTGACAGCCGCAGGCGGCGACATTGAGAAAATGATCCCGATGATCATGGGTATGGCAAACGCCACGGCCTATGCGGGCAAGGGCGCGGCCGAGTTCCAGCGGGTGATCTACAATCTGGCGCAGAGCTACGGCACTGGTGCCATCCAGCTGATCGACTGGAAAAGCGTGGAACAGGCAGGCGTGGCCAGCCAGCAGCTGAAACAGCTGCTCATCGACACCGGCGTGGAGCTTGGCAAGATCAAGAAAGGCGCTGTGACCACCGGCACCTTTGACAACAGCTTGCAGAAGAAGTGGGCCGACAAAGAAGTGATGGAGACCGCCTTTGGCAAGTATGCGGAGTTCAGCAACGCCGTGAAGGAGATGGTGGACGCGAACCCCGGAATGCTGGCGACGCAGGCCATTGAAGCACTGGCTGACCAGTACGACGAAGTATCGGTGAAAGCATTCAAAGCCGCGCAGGAAGCAAAGAGCTTTTCCGAAGCGGTGGACGCAACGAAGGACGCCGTGAGTTCCGGCTGGATGGAGACCTTTGACATCCTGTTCGGCAACTATGAGGAGGCAAAGGGCTTCTGGAGTGACCTGGCGGAAGAATTCTGGACCATGTTCGCAGGCGGCGCGGCAGGGCGGAACAACTGGCTGAAAAGCGCCTTTGACTCCGGCCTTGACCAGCTGCTGGGGACGGACGGATTCGGAAACGCGGGCGACAACTACACACAGCTGCTGGAAAAGAGCCTTGTGAAGACGGGACTGTTGACACAGGATGCCATTGACGACGCCGGAAGCTTCCAGAAGGCTTTGGAAGAAAGCGGCGTGACGGCACAGCAGCTGGAGAGCGTGATCGACGACTCGGCGGACGGCTATGCAAAGCTGTTGGAGCTGAGCGATGCAGAACTGAAAAAGAACAACCTCAGCCGGGAAGGCGTGAAGAAGCTGGCTGACGCTTACGCCGCGATGGCGGAGAAAATTCAAAATGGAAGCGTCGATCTGGACGAATTCTCGGGCAAGATGAACCAGCTTTCGGGCCGGGAGCACTTTTTTAACGGGATCCTGAACATTCTGGACGGCATCAACAGCGTGCTGGAGCCCATCCGCGGGGCGTTTGGCGAGGTGTTCATGACCGACGGCAGCCCGCTGTACAATTTTTTGAAGGGGTTTGACGAGCTGACCGGGAAAATGCAGCTGAGCGAAGCCGCGGCGCAGAAAGTGCAGAAGGTCTTTAAGGGATTCTTCAGTGTGCTGAACATCGGATTCAAGGCAGTGAAAGTGACGGTGAAGACGGCCTTTGCGATCCTTGAAAAAGTGCTGGACATCCTGAGCCCGGTGACCGACCTGCTGCTGGGCATCGGCTCCCGGATCGGCGAAGTGCTGGCCTGGGCAGACCAGAGCATGGGAAAGGCGGAGAGCCTGACCGATGTGCTGGCGATTCTGGTGGGTGCCATTGGTGCGCTGGTGAGCCCCATCGGCGAGGTGCTGAGCGGTTTCCGCAGCATCGTGCGCGGTGGAAGTGTGGAAGACGCAAAGCAGCAGTTCGGCGGTTTTGCCGCTGTGGTGAATGCCGTGGGCGGGGTGCTGGAGAAATTCAAAATAGGAAGCATTTCGGCCAGCGGCATCATCGGGAAAGCGGTTACAGTGCTTGGGGGCATCCTTACGCTCGCCTTTGACGGCATCGGCGCGGTGATCGGCAGTGCATTCTCCGGTTTTCAGGACGCGGGGCGGACGGTCGAGGCTTTCAAAGAAAGTCACGTTCCGATGCTGGAAACTATCCGCGACGCGGTGCTGAGCATCCCCGAAAAGGCAGGCGAAGCCCTGAAAGATTTCGGCGGGACGCTTGGCAGCGTGATGAGCACCATCAGCTCGGCGTGCCAGAAAGCACTGGATGCCGTGAAAGGCTTCTTTAACCTGCAGGACGGCGTGGACCTTTACCGGCTGCTGGCACTGCTGGACGTGGGCGCGCTGGCGCTGGCGATCTGGGCCATTTACAAGGGTCTGAACAGCATTTCCGGGACGGTCGAAAAGATTCGGAAAGACTTGAAGGGTCCGGTCACGAACTTCTTTGACAGCCTGACAAGCGCGGTCGATGCATGGAAAAAGAAGAACCTGACAAACAACTTTGTGACGATCGCAAAAGGAATCTCAATCGCAATCGGGACCATCAGTGCGAGTATGTACCTGCTGAGCAGGATCGACGACCAGACGAAGGCGCTGCAGGCGCTGGGCAGCGTGATGGCAATGCTGTTCAGCATGGTAGTGGCGATGAAGCTGCTGGCGAAGACCGATATCACCGGAATGGACAGCGCGAAAATCTTTGCGGTGATCACAGCGTTTGCCGTGGGCATGCTGGCCATTGCGGCAAGTGTCAAGGGCGTCGCAAAAGCAATGACTATCTTTGAAACCTTCGACACACAGGGCATGAACAATGCCGTTGGCGCTTTGATGAGTATCGTCTTTGTGCTTGGCGCGATGGTATCGGTGATCGGGGCGTTCAATTACCTGGCGAATAAACTGATGGCTTCTTCCAAAATCAAAATGGGGGATGCGCTCAAGGGAATGTCGTCGTATCTGGCGGCCGCGATGGCGCTGGTGGCTGTATGCGGAGCGCTGTATCTGCTGGCAGGGCTTGACGAGAACAAGCTGATGGACGCGTACGGCGCATTGCTCGTGGTGAGCCTTGTTATGGAAGGAATGGTCGCTGTCATTGGCGGGTTGAACTACGCCATGAGCAAGTTGGCGGTGACCTCCGGCAAAAAAGCAGGAAAAGCAACTGAAGGAATCTCGGCATTCATTGCAGTGGCCGCAGCGCTTGTTGTTGCAGCAGGGGCAGTAGCGCTCTTTGGACAGATTCCGAATCTCGACGATGCGATGCTCTCGGCAATGGGAATGCTTGTGACAATGGCAGGCACCATTGCAATCATGAGTAAATTGGGCGGAAAGGCAAAGAAGATGAAGGCCGGGGCAACTGCGATGCTGATCGCAAGCAGTTCGCTCGTGGTGATGGCAGGTGCTCTTGCTGCGATGAGCGCTGCCATGAAGGCGGACGAAGATGGTGCCGGATTTGCCGGACTGAGCATTGCCCTGATCGCGCTTGGTGCCGCCATCTGTGTGCTGGGAAAGAACGCCATGGAAAGCATGGGCGCAGCGGCAGCGCTGGTGGCCATGGGTGCCGCACTGATCGAGATGGCGTGGGCAATCAACATGCTGGCAGGCGTTGGTCTGGCCGACCTCGCAAAGGGCATTCTCACAATGACCGCATCTCTTGCTGCGCTGGCTGCAGGCATCGGGTGGCTTTCGGCTTCTGCGGCGGGGATCGTCTCTCTGGCGGGCGCTTGTCTGATGCTGGCAACGGCGCTGCTGATCCTGACCCCGGCATTCAAAGGTCTGGCAAGTCTGACGGTCGGAGAAGCATTTGCCGGAGTTATCAGCATGATCGGAATCCTGATTGGCCTGTTTGCCGTTGGGTCGATTGCCCCCGTCGCGACAGGAATGGCCGTGTTTTCGGCCTGTCTTATCAGCATGGCAAAAGCCTTCAGCGCATTTGCCGGAGGACTGGTCAAGCTTGGAGTCGCGGCAGGCATTTTTGCAGTGTTGGCAATGTTTGCGGACCCGGTGTGCACGGCGATCATTGAAGCTGAGCCGAAGATCGAAGAAGCGCTGATCGTGTTGATAACCGGTATCTGCAACGTGATCGTTGCGTGTGCAGAACCACTCGGGAAAGCCCTGTTTGCACTGGCTGTGGTGTTGACCGAAGTGGTTGTTTATTACCTGGCGTGGGCGCTTGGCGTTGCCGATGTGAGTATGCAAGACGGACTGGATCAGGTGTGGGAGAATCTGACAGAATGGTTTGAAAATCATTCACTGGTCGATCTATTCAAATCCTGGGTATGTTCTGCCGCAGAAGCTTTGGCGAAACTGAATCCGTTTGGAATGTTTAGCATTGATATGGAGGGACTTCCAGCACAGGCGGGTGGATGGCTGGCCGATAAAATCAATGGTTTTGATAAACAATTCGGCACGCGTATCATGGGGCATATTCTGGAGGCGTGGGGGTTCGAAATACAGTACGCCGATGACGCTACGGAAGCTCTTGATAATACCGCGAATGCAGCAAATAGCAGTGCTTCGGAAATCAATGGCACAGCAAAAGCTCTCAGTGCTGCAACCAATGCAGCAAACAATGAGACGGGTGCCCTGATCGCCGTGACCGACGAATACGGACGGGTCGTCTATCTGACGGAAGACGCGGCGCGGGCCATGCTGGGGAATGTGGATGCTGCCGACAGCACGGCGACCGCAGCCGGAAATGCCGCCGACGCAATGGGGCAGACCGCTGCAGCCATGAACACGGCAACGCAGACTGCCGCCGGAAATGTGGATAAACTGAGTGCCGTTGCGACACAGGTAGCCGCCAAAGAAGGCGACGTGGCGGACAAAACGACCGAAACGCTCGAAAACGGACTTTCCGCAGGCGAGGTGACGGCGGAAGAAGCAGGCGGGAACATCGTCCAGTCGCTGTGGGATTCCATCTGCTCGAAAATCGACGAGCTGTTCCCGAACCTTGGCGGCAAAGTGCAGAGCGCGATGTCGAGCGCCCTGAACGGGGCGAAGAATGCGCTGGAGCAGGTCACACCGACAGACCCCTCGACGCTGGTGGGCAACCTGCTGGGCGGCGGGAGCCCCGTCGATGCCCTGCTGAGCGGATCGGGCCTGACCACGGACGACCTGATCGAAGCGGCACAGGAAGACAACAACTCCGGCAGCTCCGGCGGGACCGGAACAACCCCGAAAAGCACCGGCAGCAAAACGAAGAAGACCCTCGCCCAGCAGATCACCGAGAAGTACAAGACCCGGCTGGAGGCCAACAAGGCCCTGCGGGAAGCCATGGACAGCGAATACGAGCTGTGGCAGACCGAGAACCAGTATTCGGCTGACGCCGACACGCTGCTGGCGAAGAAGACCGAGAATGCTGCGGCGGAGATCGCGAACCAGACCGACCGGGTGGCCATTGCACAGGCAAAGTACGACGAGCTTTATTCAAAATGGGGCGCGGACAAGACCGAAACAAAGGAAGCTTACGCGGACCTGCTGAGCGAGAAAACGAGCCTTGCAAAGCTGAAAGCCGAGCAGTACACGAACCTGTTCGAAGATGTGGCGAAACGCTACGACACGAACCTGAGCACACTGGAGAAAGAGTACAGCCTGTGGACGGCGGAGAACGACAAGACCGCCACGAAGACCGACAAGCTGAACCGGGAAACCGAGTACATGACGGCCGAACTTGAGGTCAAGCAGAAGAAGCTGGCCAACGCCCAGGAGCAGTACGACACCCTCAAGGCGCAGTACGGCGAACAGGACCTGCGGACGCTGGAAGCCTACAACGACCTGCTGGACGCCCAGACCGAAGCGGCCAAGCTGCAGGCGGACATTGCGAACCAGGAACTGGAGCTGATCGAAGCGCAGATCGACGCGATCTCGAGTGCACAGAGCCGGATGCAGACCCGGATGGACATCCTTTCGACGGCCTACGACGACGGCAGCCTGAGCGAACGAGAAAGCGCTTACGAGCAGGCGGTGGAGCAGTACGGCAAGGACAGCGAGGAAGCCCGGAAAGCGCGCTTCCAGGGAACGACCAGCGCCATCCTTTCCACGGTGACCGCCCTGAAGAACCTGAACTACCAGATGCAGCAGACGAACAAGCTGCAGGCAGAACTGGCGGAGCTGACCCCGGGAACAGCCGCCTACGACAGCAAGCAGTCGGAGATCCTCTCCTCGAAAAGCTCGTTCATCGGGTTCGCGTCCAACCTGGCCGATGCGCTGAACATGGAAGACACGGGCAAGCGGGCCATGCTGATCTTTGCAAACTCGATCCAGGACCACTGGGGCGAAGTGAGCAAGGCGTTCCAGACCGTGATGACGAAGGTATCCGCAGGCATGTCGGAAGGCATGAAGCAGACCTTCAGCGACGCATTTGGCTGGATGTCCAGCGACGAAGGCATCCAGATGGAGACCGAATTCATCTCGGCCATCTCCAGTGCCTTGCAGGGTGACTGGGGCGGAGCGGTGGCGTCTGCCTTTGCATTCGGCATGGACCTTGCCTTCAGCGATGCAGGAAAGAGTGCCCGGGAATGGGTGGCAAAGCTGTTTGCCGAAGACATCCTGCCCGGAATTCAAAATGGCTCGGGGCAGCTGACCGAGGTGATCGGACAGGCCATGGGCGAGATCGGCAAGATGGCGCAGGGAAGCGGCGGCGTGGTCGAAACGCTGGGCAACATTGGCACCGTACTGGGCAACGTGGGCGGTGTGCTGATGAGCTTCCTCTCCGAATTCTGGTGGGTATTCCTCATCGTGGGAGCCATTGCGGCGGTCATCGGCGGCATTGCATGGTACGCCAACAAGAAAAAGCAGAGCCAGGGCAGCGGCATCTACGACGTGGGCAAGGACCTGAACAAGGACTTTGCGGACGGCGTGGAAGACGGCTTTGACGATGTGGACAACGCCGTGACCGACATGACCGAGAACGCTGTGGACATTGCACGGGGAGCCCTTTCGACCATCGACCGGGTCATGGGGGATGACTACGAGTACACGCCCCAGATCACGCCGGTGGTGGACCTTTCGAACGTGATCGAGAGCGCGGACGAGGCTACCGGAGCCTTTGAAGCCACCACGAAAGCCATGACTCTGGACGACGATGTGAGCCGGAAGATGGCGGCCCAGATCGAAGCGCAGGCTGAAATTCAAAATGGACTGAAAGCCAGCGCCAACAACGAGACGCTGAGCGCCATCAACGCTCTGGGGGCCCACATGGACGGCGTGGCCCAGAGCATCAAGGGCATGAGCGTGAACATCAACGGGCGCAAGACCATCGGCTACATCGACAGCGAGATGGGCAGACGTGTGGCGGCGAAGGTGAGGTGACGTGACATGAAAACAAGCCTTGGAAACCTTGCCGAAGGAACCATCGTGCCGATGCTGGAGCGCGGCAGCAAAGTGAACTACATCGTGGCGAAGCACAACTACCAGAGCGATGTGAACGGCGGCGGACACACGATGCTGATCCGGGCGGGGGTGCTGGGCTCCTACGAGTGGAAAAAATCGAGCAGCAACAGTTACGAGCTGCCGGAATATGCGAAGTACGACACGGACTCGAAGATCCCGGATGTGCTGGAAAACTACTACCAGGGTGTATTCGATGCGCTGACCCTTGCGGCCTGCAAGCCGGTGCGGATCAAGTATTCGCCGAACGGAAGTACGGTGACTTCGACAAGATCGCACCGCTTTTTCATCCTCTCGCGAGGTGATCTGGCGTCGTGGTCCTATTCGGACGGCGACCTGCTCAACGCCACGGTGGTGAATGCACTGGTGAGCAGCGTTGGAAACAACGTGTCCCTGCTGCTGCGCTCAACGACCGATGACTACGACACGAAGCTGGACCCCGACAGCAACACGTATGTGCAGGACGGTGACAAGTACGGCGCGGTCTACATCGCGAGGATCATCAACAACCGTCTCTACGATACCAGCAGCAAAAATCACGGACACGAGGCGGCATCTGTTCTGCCCTGCATCGTGATGTACGACACGGCTGGCGTCGGCGAGGACGGCATCCTGCGGGGAAACCACGTCCCGGAAATCAGCAGCTACTACTTCGGGACGGAACAGGTGCACACGAAGCACAACGACTTCCGGGTGGCATACAGCGTACACGACGAGGACGGCGACGAGATGACCGTGACCGAACTGCTGGACGGCAAGACGGTACTGCGGACCTACACGCCCGTGGACGGGGAGACCAACAACACGGTGTGGGTCGGGAGCGCACTGCTGCCGCTGGGCGAGTACGGCGTGGACCACAAGCTGACCGTGCGGGTGACCGACGGCGCAGCGACCGCAGAAAAGCACTACCTGTTCCGCATGACCTACAAGCAGGGCTATGCGGTGTACATTGGGAAGATCGCGGGCAATGCAGACAGAACCGGCTATTACTGGACCGAACGGTATGCTTTTCACGATGCATCTGACGAAGCGCTGCCGATCGTTCTGGAGCCGGAACTGACACTGGAAAAGAACAGCTTCGGCTCTTTTGTCTTAACGGTACCGGCGGCGAACCCCTATTACGACAAGCTGGGACTGAAAAACACTGTGATCTCGGTGGAAGAAGACGGCGTGGAAATTTTCATGGGGTATGTGACCGAGCTGAACAAGAACTTTGACCTGGATATCGAAGTGACCTGTGAGGGGGAACTTGGATATTTGCAGGACCGGGACTGCATTATCGAGAACCGGGCCTACACCACCGAAGAACTGGTACGGCTTGCTGTGACCCCGGATGCGGACTACGGAACGAACTTTGCCACCGAAGGAAAGACCTTCAATCTGGGCACTGTGACCGTGGTAAAGCCGGACGCAGACAAGGACACCACCGAAACAAAGGCCATCAGCGACTGCTGGAGCGTTTTGGACTCGAACCTTGTGGGAAACTACGGGGGATTTCTGCGGGTGCGGAAAACCGTCAAAATGGAAGACGGAAAGAAGGTCTACCGGCGGTATCTCGACTATCTGGCGGAAGTCACGGACGAATCGGAGCAAGTGATCCAGTTCGGCGTGAACCTGCTGGACCTTTCGTACTATCTGAAGTCGAACACCATCGTGAACTCCATCATCGTGATGGGCTATGCGACCAGCGGCTGGTGGATCTTCTCGAGCACGAGTCCCATCAAGGTGGAGGTGCGAAACGACAAATCCATTGAACTGTACGGCCTGTGCCAGCGCATGATGACGGTGGACGGCACGAAGTCGAGCCCGGAATCCCTGCGGGCAAAAGGTCTGGAGGAACTGAAAAAATATAACCCGGATCAGTTCACCGGCAGCATTACCATCAACGCCGCGGATCTTGCAGATACCGGCGTGGACGTGGACCGGTTGGGATTCCTCAAGAATGTGCGGTGCATCAGCGAAGCGCACGGACTGAAAAACTGGATCCTCTGCACAAAAGAGGTCATTCCGCTGGATGCACCCGAGGAAAAGGAATTTACCTTTGGTGACACGACCAACCTGACCACCCTGCAGGCTTCGACCTTTGGCACGGCAGGCAAGGCGTGGAAGGCGATCCAGTCCACGATCCGGTATATGAGCAGCGGAGGTTAAGGATGTATCATTCTCTTATTATCAATGTAGGCGAGGGCTACATCAACACCTGGGACGACTGGTTCCTCATCCCATCCTCACGCCCGGTCATCAGCCCGCCCATCGAGCGGACAAATTTCGTGACCGTGCCAGGCCGGGACGGAAATCTGGACTACAGCCAGAGCGTTTCGGGCAAGCCGACCTTCAACAACCGCACCGGAAAAATCGAGTTCTACCTCGAGAATGATATTCCGGGCTGGGACTGGGAGACCGCTTACACCACCATCTGCGAGACCCTGAAAGGCCAGCGGGTGCGCATGGCGCTGGAAGACAACCCGGCCCACTACTACGAAGGCCTTATCTGGGTGAACCAGTACAAGAGCGCCAAGGGGCATTCGACCATCACACTGGAGTACAACCTGCACCCCACCATGAAGACCCTGAACGTAGGGGCTGTGGTGATGAACGTGGAGACGCTCCAGCTGACGAAGGGGATGGAGTTCCAGCTTCTTGTGGGCGTGGGGCCGACGAACACCTTCTTCCGCAAGGTGACGGTGACCGCCGCGCCGAAGGGCATCGTGGAGATCACGCAAAACGGGACCGTGAAGGGCCTGAAGAAAGGCACTGCAGTCATCACGGCTGAGTGCGGCGGCGTGAAGGCAGAGTGCACGGTAGAAGTGGGAGCCTTTGAGACCCACGCCATCCACCGGCTGCTGAGTACGGGCGTGACCGAGACGAACCCGGTGGACTCTGTCGTGGACGGTGGAAGCTACCAGAACATCCTCGCGGTGAAGGACAAGGAAAACACGACGCTGGAAGTGAGCCTGACCATGGGCGGCGAGGACTGCACGAGCACTTACGTTACCATGGACGAGGACAAGCTTTTGGCGCAAATCAAAATGGATGCGGTTACGGGTGATATTCAGATCGCGGCAACAGCACTCCCGAAGGCGGAGACGGCGGCACTTCGGCTGGAACCACTGGCGGCATCCATGACACTGAAACGGGTGAACGGCTCGTTCCGAATCTGAAAGAAAGGGTGATATTTTGAGTCTGGAAGCATACTCCATTTTGAAAAACGGCAACCAGAAGCTCTCGGAACACTTCAAGGTCCGGGAGTTTTATTGTCGGGACGGGTCGGACCCGGTGTTCATCGACACGGAACTCGTTGATATTCTGGAGAAGATTCGGGTGCACTTCGGCAAGCCGGTGACCATTACGAGCGCATTCCGCACGGCGAGCCACAACAAGGCCGTTGGCGGGGCGACCTACAGTCAGCACTGTTACGGCAAGGCAGCGGACATTCAGGTACAGGGCATCAGCGTGGAGAACGTGTATGCCTACGCGGACAAGCTGCTGGGCAATGCTGGCGGCTGCGGCATCTACCCGCCCGGTCTCGGCAGAGCAAACGGCTGGGTGCACGTGGATGTGCGCAAAGAGAAAAGCCGCTGGAAGGGGTGAGCGCCGATGGAGACCGTCATTGCCGCCATCCTCAGCGGCGTTGTGACCCTGATTGGCGTGCTGATCGCGAATTCGCGGTCGAACGCCGTGATGGAGTACAAAATTGAGGAGCTGACACGGGAAGTCCGCAAGCACAACGGCTTTGCGGAGAAGATCCCGGTCATCCAGAGGGACATTCAGGTGCTGAACCACAGAATGACCGACATCGAAACACACGAACATGAACACGAAAGGGGATAAGACTATGAACTTCAAGATCTCTGCGGGCACCATCGCCCGTACTGCCTGCCTGCTGCTGGCGCTGCTGAACCAGGTGCTGTGTGCCCTCGGCAAGAGCCCGCTGCCCATCGAGAGCGAGACCCTCAACCAGCTGGTGACGACTTCTCTGACCGTGGCCGCGGCACTGGTGTCCTGGTGGAAGAACAACTCCTTCACCAAGGAAGCCATTGCGGCCGACAAGGAGTACGAACGGCTGCGGGCAAAGAACAGCAAGTAA